CGATTCCAAGGTTTGTAAACACTGGGCTGCTTGCAATATCCTCTCAGAAATGGAGCAAATGGGATCTGAGGTCGTAACAAATGAGTTGGCTGGGGCGGTAATTGAGGCACGAGATGAGGACGCAGTTGCCATTCTCAACGAAAGTGACAACGAAAAGGATTGAACATCATGTTAGATTATTTTCTGTACAACGAAAAAGTGAAACCCCGAACTTCACTCGAACAGGCCATTCAGATTATGGCAGGTCATGAAGAGGAACATGAGTACGCTTCTGTGGCACGAAACTTCTTGGATGCCTATCTTTCCCTCTGTGAACTCTCAAACCAAACGCCAGACACCGTAGCGGAAGAGGAAGAGAAATTGGATATCTATCAAGAAGCGTATCTCCGAATCTATAAACACCCAACCAATCGAGAAGACATTTGGCTACCCGAGAGTGTTCCTTCGGGACCAGTGCCGGTCGAAGCTTTACAGAAACTTGGTGCCATTCATGGTGGGAGAGATCGACGTCGGCTTAGGGCAATTCAAAGTGAGGCGATGCAATAGAACTCTGAAACAAGAAATAAAAAACCCCTCTAGCCGGTAAAGGTCAGAGGGGTTTTTATTGCAGACTATTAGTTCTTATTAGAACATGAAAGAGAACTGCAACTTACCTTCTTCATCTACAGAAACGCTTAGTGGCCAGCCGTTGTTTGCTGCAAACTTCAACAAACCTTCTTCCTGTGGTGCCAGGTGGAATGCTCCATTTTGAGAAAGAATACCTGTTGAGGGACTAGACGATTTTTTAAACTTCTGAAACCGTTTTCGAGACGGGTCCTCAAGGGTCGTATCTTCGTCATCCTCATTAGGGAATAACTCATCTACTGTTTCAAAAGAAACATTGAAAATATCTTCATCATTCTCACTGGAGACTACGTTAGCCAGAGCTTCTTGGCTTGAAGTTGCCTCCTCATCAGCGTCATTATCCGGGATGTTGAATTCAAAAACAAATTCAGCACATCGAATAGGACTACGATCTTTTCTAAGAAGGAAACCGCTCTCTTTTAGTTCTTTCAGCCCTTTTTGGACTTTCCCACTAGTGGAATCCAAAACTTCAACAATATCCTCTCGGGTGAAGTTTTTGTCTTCCTCCTGAAAAACAATGATCTGAAACAAAACTGACCTAGCATTGTCATTAAGATGCTGAAGGGCGAAGGCACTCATTTCCCTTTTAGCAGTCTCTACGTCGCGCTTAGACGCTCTTAAGAAAGCGGAAACCAGTCTGTTATGAACCTGAGAGTACGCCAATGCATTACGATAGGGCAGATCATAGTTTTCATTACGCTCCGAAATGGGGCCAGTAGGAAGGTCAAAAAGGATCTCAGACTTCAAAGCTTGACGAGCAAAGGGCATCAGTCTTTCGATTAGATAAGGGAGATGTTTGATACTCTTAGCCCTAGCTTGATTACTTCCCGTCATACCATCAAAGGCATTCTCCAGAATTTTGCTAATTCCATTAGCATTGATATTCCGAAACATAATTCGTTGCGGCGATAGGAAATTATCGAGATTTCCATGAACCAGACCAGGGATATTCCACACTTTCTGGAAAATGGTAGATCTGTCTGGGGAGGAAAGGGTAGGCTGTCGAAACACATTATGAACAAATTCTGCAAGACCAATCGCAAAAGCTAAGGCTCTTACTGGGTCTTCCGTTTCCAAAATGTCCTGATATTCTGCAAAAAGTTCATCACCGTATTCAGTTCTAAATCGGTTTTCATTTACTGTCGTTTTCATTGTAATTCCTCTTTTCTAGGTTAACAAGAAGGCTATTATTTCGCCCATCTTTGATTAATGCAAGGTATTCAAGGTAGGAGCCTCGTCATAAATTCCATTGGGATGAGAAAATGTGATCTGAAATTGAAATTCTGAATACCTATTCTCCATTAAGCACAAAATCCTAATTGTCTGTAGAGAGGATCATCAGACGACATCAACACACGTCCTGCCCCAAGGAAAAATAACAATTTTAGAGGCTTGTGTAATAAGAGTAGCAGCTTCTTGTATTTTTGTAGTCATGATTGACTTAAAATACCATAAGTAGAAGTAATAAGCAATAAAAAACCTCACTTCCTACGTGAGAAAGTGAGGCTCTTAAAACTATATACTAGAAATTAGTTTCACAGATTCATAAGTTGAGAAATAGATTGTCTATTTTTCACCAAATCCCTAACTGCGGATTTTAGTAAAGGTTGTAGAGCCCTACGGATTTCAGACTCATCGGCATCCTGAGGCAATACTACTTTCTCTACCTTACCTGCGACCATACCATGACTTGACTCTGGTCGATGTTGTGGATGTTCTGCCAACCAATTAGGGACAATTTTGAAGGTAAAATCGCTGGAATTTCCTGCTATGACCTCAACAAAAACCCTAGCTTGGTAAGTAAATTCCCCTTCACTATCTCCTAATGCACTAACTCTAAGGATCTCATCTCTCAAGAGATCTGCCTCTTTAGTGTAACCTCCCTTCTCTAAATTTTCTAGATCGGGATAAGAAGGTCTCACACCATCAAAAACACCTTGTTTCCTTAGAGATTTGATCGCAGCATTTTGAGCATTACTTAGATCACTGTCAATTGTCATTCCGCTATTAGGTGGATAGCCCTTGCGAATAAGGTGAGCAAGGTTAACTCGTACCGAGGCTTGTTTAATCCAATGAGCCTTATTAGTGAAATCAACCCCCAATGGAGTACCTTTTAGGGCTTGTGCAAGATCGCGGTGAGCATCCTGTAATTCAGAATGAACAATATCATGAATGAACTTATTTTTTTTCAAATTCAGATGAGCCACTTTAGTCTGCGAAGACAAATGGTTTAATACAGGGATAAGATGCGGACGTAGCTCTAGATCCTCAGAACCAAGTCGAATAAGTTGTTCTTTTACGGAAGATTCTTTATCCTTAAACTTATCATCGTATTTTTCGTTAAAATATTTCCACTTAATAGCATCTTCCTCTGACATATTCTCAGTGGGGTCAGCAGGTTTTCCTTTTTCAAAGCGAGAATGCATATCGAATTCGGAATTGACCTCGTCATTACTTATGACCACATCAAGGACGGGTCTTAAATGAGTTCTCAATTCAGGTTTTTGATGACCAAGGCGAATAAGCTGTTCTTTTAAATTTTTCATGATAAGGTTTCCTGTAAAAGGTTTAGTATGAATCCCAGGTGAAATCTGCAATAAGGGCAAGGTCTTCTAATTCTCCTTCGTGTTCCCCCCCTAGAAGGACCGGCTCATCGATTGCAGAATTAAGTTTTTCTTCGGTGATAGGATAAAAAGAATTACGAAAAGTGACTGCTTCCCTACCTTCCCTAGAATTAAGGACATCTGCTAATTCCTTTAGGGAATATTCCTCTAGATGTACCGCCATGTACGCTTCTAGTGTCCAACCATGTGAGGTATGTTCCTCATTTGTAATTTGAACGTCTTCTCTGAGGTTTCTTAGCCCCATTCTTTGGAGTTTGGATAAAAAATGGTTTGTATCTCTAGCTATCCATTTTTTTGCCTTATCCTTAGAAGCGGTTTTGAGAATATCAAGGATCGGTCTTAAATGATCCCTGAGATTGGGGTTCGAGTTCCCTAACTTAATAAGTTGGTCTTTCAGGTTCGCCATCGCACTCTCTATAATGAGAAAAGGTCTTTGGTATGATCACTCACTCCTACAATGAATAAAAAGAATAGTGATAAAAATAAAAACGCCCCTCGCCAAATTAATGGGAGGGGCTACACCGTAAAACCGGGAGAAGGTGATTTGGTGTACTAATACTAATTATAAATAGATCTTCGATATCGATATCTAAATTGTTTCCGAAACCGAAACTTTGAAAGGAGGTTAGGAACGTCACTATATTTTCCCGAACGGGATTAAGTCCGAAAGTGACGCACCATTGGTTTTTGGATCTTCGAGAACCTGGGCTATTTCTTTTTTGTTTCGGAAACAAAAAGGCAGCTAGTTCTTGGAAATATTAATAAGTACCCTTAACTCGACTTAACTGGCGAGTTAACTACGAGATTAGCGTGACATTGTCACGAAAAGAAATGAGGGTCCAGAAACAAAACCCCTTTAGCGTGACATTGTCACGAAAAGAAATGACAAGGATGATAAGGAGGATAAGACACTAAAGGGATTTTTGAAATAGAAATGAAGCAGGATTATTTCTTAGGAGAGGAAGCAACTCGGGAAGCAACTTTATTTGCGATCTTGGAGGTTCTAAATGACTCCGTGCGCAAGATATTCAAAAAGGAAACAGGAATATCACTTGCCTGATTGAAGATAGGGATGCCGTAGTCATTATATCGTTGAATAGATTCATCAGGCAAGAGAGCCCTGAACAATAGGTCATGAAGGTGTCTAGCATCAGCAACGTTAGGGTCCTCTATAACTTTTCTAATAAGGAATTCTGTTTCTTCTCTTCCCAGTAGACCTCTTAGAGGGTCTTCGGATACTCCAGATCTGGGAATATTCAGAAGAGTGTTGATCCATTTGAGAGCATTATCACGATGCTCTCCCTCCCGCAAGATGTCTATATCAGACACATGACAAATAACAGAGGGACCCCTAGTAAATTTAACGAGGGCAGTCAAACGGTCTACACTAACAGACTCAACAACGTCACCCTTTTGGGGAAGGTTAAATAGACCTGAAATCATTGCAGCTTTCTTTTCCATAGTGGGGAAGAACCTTTAGTAAAGATGTAATAGTTAGGATCAGTCAATAACAAAAGGATTATTATACAGACGATCCTAACTATCCTCTAAATTATGGAAGACAGGAGGTTTTAGGGGAAGTATTTGAAAAAACTTTTGTAATTCAGATGAGACCAGGGTATATAGAAAGAATTGACAAACCGATGGATTGGGGTAGGACACCATGAAAAACCCCATGACTATTAGAAAGGTCACGGGGTTTTGTGCAAATGTTATACAGAAGATAACTAGTGAGAACTTAGTTCGGTCGGAAAGTTCTCAGATTATTTGTCCTCTTTATCCTGTGCCTCACGGATCATATCAGCATATTCGTTTTTCCAAGAGGACGGTCTTTTGTTTCCCTTTCCTAAATAGAGAAGTTTCCCTTTGGCAGGATTGAAAGATCGATATTTAAAACCTCTTTGAGCAGCAATAAAGCCCAACTGAACGCCACTAGAGCGGCTTACCATACCAATGGGAGGTCCCGTATAGTACTTAAACGACCTGTCTTCTCCCCTTCTCTCCCCCCTCAATACATAGGACTCTGAAATAGCAATCTGTTCAGGGGAGGGTTGACTCGATGGGTCACTACTATAAATGGCTTCTATATGATCTCTACCATCATCTTGAAAATTGAATTTAGGCTTTTTGATGCCGATATACCTACCTTTCTGAGCTTCAGGCAACCGAACCTCTTTACCATTGAAACGAGCCATAACATCCCCATATTTCCCTTGCTTTAGGGAAGGATCCTGCTCTTCGGTTTCAATAATGATGCCTTCCTGACCTTCAAACTCTTCATAGATGTCAAGAGTCGTTTCATTATTATGGGATTTTGTTTCGATCAGACATTTATCCCCTTTCTCCCACCTCAACGCACCCTTAGGTTTCTTTCCTTTAGGCTCTTTTACCTCTATCCCCCAACCACGCTCAATAAACTTAACCATGTCCCTTACCTTGGTAGCCTCGTCCCTCATCTGCGCCCATCTAATGAATCGTTCCGTCGTTTCATTAATGGCTATCTTTTGATGTACAGATTCTTTAGGAATAGAGGAGGCTTTCTTTTTCGCAAAGGACAGAAATTCATCCTTAAATTCAGGATGTTTACGGGAAAGCTTAATAAGTTTCTTTTTTAGTTTCGACATAGGAAAATCTCCAAGGATTTAAATTGCAATAAAGAGAGTGCTTCTCCCTATTGGAAATATAAATAGAAAAGTGATAGAATTAGGAGGTCTAGGTGAAGGGTTAAAAAGAAAAGTATCTATGTTAGTCTTAGGGGTTCCGGTAGTAGTGGTAGTAGTCATTACTAATTTCTCTACCCTTTTTCTTAGTAACTCACTTCCTGAATACCAGAACAGGCTCGTATCCTCGGTAACTCAAATTAGACAGAGGCATTCTCAACGTGTCCTCGTGTACAAAGCCCAGAGAAACAGCACAGGAAGTCGTAAGAGATACTAGAGGAACTGTTTCTTTCGTTTTATTGCTGTCATTCAGATCCGCAATATTAATGACTAAGTACCCACCCTCCTTTAAGTGGGTAAGGGCAGTCTTGAAAATAGGCTTCAAAAACCCGTCAGTCCAATCCTGTGCTGTCGACCCATAGTTTAAGTACGACTGACCATCTGCAGAAGAGTATTGCTCACGATCGAAATAAGGAGGGCTTGTGAATACTAGATCCAAAGGTCTGGATATATCAAAAAGTTCAGCTTCTTGATGTACTATCCTAGCTTCTAGATCTCCGACCTGACCCAATCTCTTCAAGTCTTTATAGATTTTCCTATTGCCTTCTACCGTTTCCAAATCAACGTCAGTACCTATATAGTTCATTTGAGAAGACATTGCTCCCAAGAGACGACCTCCATAGCCGCAGCAAGGATCCCAATACCAACCTCCGGGTTGACCATAGGTATCACAAATGAACTTAGCTTGTGCAGGTTTGAATAGGGTAGGAGTCCTCAGATTGGCTTGTAAAGCTCGCCTTACTCTCTTAGGGGTAACAGGTGACCCATATTTTAACTGAAAGGTTACAGCTTGTTTTAATTGATCTCGGTCATACCATCCTTCCCTGCAGGACATTGAAGCTTCTGAATTTAACGCTTTGTACCGATTAAGGAAATAAGGTCTGCATAGTTCCAATCCATAATAAGAATTAGGTCTTATTTCTTTTTCTTCGTTAAGCGCCATCTCTTTTGTGGATAATTTTTGAAACTCTAAACGAAACTGTTTATCTACTACTTGGAAAGGTTCGGGAAAAGGAGTCCTTAATAGTATGTCAATAGCCCTTTCCCTGTCAAGAATCTGTTGTTCATTATCAAGGTCATTCCACCCCTCATAGTCTATGTCCTCCAGAAGACTCTCACTTGCCTCCAGGGATAACACATTATGCGAGCTATAATCGGTGTCACACTTCTTTGCCCGTCTCCAACACGTTACTTTGGGGACGCCGTAAATCGTTTCCATTTGGTCAAAAGACATGCCAAAGAATTGGTTAAGGAGGGCAGCTTTTTGTGGGGTGATATCTTTTTTCGGCACTTTAACCTTTAATTCTAGAATATCAGGAAGAAAAGAAATGTCATCTGACTCCAAGGTATAAGCCTCTATTCTCTTCTTGACATGGGAACCTTGACCTTCCATAATAATGAGGTTACCTTTTATTTTGGCTTTTTCAAATCCCAGGTCCCGTAATAGTTTACAGAGACGTTTTCGATCCGCTTTGCTATATGAGTTACGGGTTGGAACATGAACATCTAAACCGTCAAACGTCCAATTCCCCTCTACGAACCATGTTAAGAGAAATAGGTCTTCTTCTACAATATTTACAATTAGTTCGTAAGGTATTTGGCGTCTCCCTATTTGGTTTGTCGAAGAGGAATAAAACTCACGAAGGGGTTGAATGAGTTTAGAACTTTCTAAGTAGTGTTAGGCGCTTCGTAGAATGGCTAAAAACATAAGCATCCAGAAAATCTATTTCTTTTGCCCTCATTTCATTTGAGATGTTAATACCTGATGTTTCTAACGTCTCTAATGCGTAATTCTGGAGATTAGAAATTGAGGTATAAGAAGGTATTTCTGGTATCTCTATCAATACCACAGAATGCTCATTACACAATGCTTTCTTTTTCTTATCCCTTTTAACTTGTTTTTTAAAAGCTGCTTTGTCCTTATGAAAGATTCTTGTAAAAGAAAAATGCTGTTCCCCTTGGTGTTCAAAAGCGATGCCAAGAGATTTATTATACCCGTCTAACTCCATTTGAGTATTTCTTTTGGTTTTTAACCACTTTGGGTATGAAGTAGGAAACTTAGCATCAAACACTTGCTCAAATACACACCTAACCAAACGTTCTCCAAGACTAGTATAACACTCGGGGCACCACCTTCCTCTCTTTACGTTATCTGGAGTGGCTTCCCACTTATGACCCTCACTACATTGCCATCTAAGTTTTGTGCTTGTGTTGACATAATTAGTAGAAATACATAGACCCCCACGATCAATAGCCAACTCTTCCATTTCTTCAATAGTTAAACGAATATTTCCAGCACAGTGAGGACACCAAGATCCTAAGTCTTGCACACAGTGGAAAGTAGATTCCCACTGGTGTCCCTCTGAGCATTCCCATAGTAAGGGCCTTCTATTATTTATGTATTTATTGGAAAGACACTTCCCTTTGTTTTTGGAGGCAAGATCTTTTGCATCTTCAATTGAATTTTTAGCCATTCCGGCGCAGTGAGGACACCAGCTATTTTTATTTCGGACATTATCTGGAGAAGCTTTCCATTGATGTCCCTGTGAGCATTCCCAAGTAATAGGTGTTTTGGCACTGTTATAAACCTTTGCTAGACATGTACCTCCCTTAGAATTAGCAGTTTTTTCAAGATCGTTAAGAGTTAGTTTTCTAGGCACTACAATATCCTATGTTTGGAATTTAGTATAATGAAACATTTATAATTTATATTGTTTCATTTATTAAATATATGAACATCTTTTTAAGTTTTCTAGTGGAGTAATTAAATTCTATTTACTATAAAACAATAACGCTAATTTAATAATTTCAATTAATTTGTATTTGCATGTAACTTTAAGACTCTAGTACCCCCTTTCACGTATTAAATATTGTAAAATTCCGCATTTATTCCGAAAAGAGGGTTTGAAACAGATGCAGGAGCGGATCGTTTCAAATGATATTTTCATAACATAATTTTGTTTCAATATAGAAAACTCTAAACATAAAAAATCCCCCAGCCCGTGAGGACTGGGGGTCGGTAAAACCGGCTCTCAGACTAGCTGAGAGGGATATTTAGCGCTGTACAACCAGACGACAAAGGCCGCGTGGGTTGAAGGCACCGATACCTAGGTTTTCAAAAACTGAAAATCCGATGGTTCTAGACTTCGGGTCATCAGCCGAAAGTACCGTCAATTCGGTACGAACGGGGATACGCCCAAACATTTCCGGATCGCAGCATACATAAACGTATCCGGGTGGTACAAGCCGAGAAACGATGATCTGAGCGCCCCAAAGGGTAGCCATAAGACCAGTTTTCAGCAAAGTAGCCTGAGATTCGATATCGAGGATTTCTCGACCGAACTTACGAATATCACCGTAATCACGGGCATTCATGTAAATTCGAGCAACACGAAGGTCGTGTCTTTCGATTTCTGCAAAAGCATCAGCTAGTACAGAAGAGTTGATTGGTGCAACAACCTGCTGGTCAGGGTTAGTCTGACCGCTCATGTTATCGAATCCGGAAACTGCGATGGAATCGAGAACTGCAAAAACTCTCTCGTCTTCAGCAGCCTGAATCTGTGCTTTCGCAAGATCCTGGGCTCTTTCAATGAGGTCGAAACGACGCTCTTTGATCTGAGTCAAAGGAATTTCTGGGTTGGAAGCGATTTCGAATAAGGGAAAGATTACTCGACGTGGCTTCTGAATAGCGAGAATGTTCTCACCTTCTTCACCTACGACATAAGCCGTTACGTCGGGATCTTTGTCATAAATTGGGAGAGCGCCATCGGGGAGTTGCTCGACGAGAAAAGTCTTTCGTCCAACCGAAGTATAATCTCGGCGGGTACGAAGGGGCTGAATCATCGAAGCTGCTAGTTTGGCACGACCAGCAGCGGTTTTAATATACTCGCTGATGATCTTTTGCTTTACAGCATTATCTAAATTTTGAGACATGTGGATTCCTCCAGTCTAAGATTAAACGCGCAGGTCGAAGAGGACTTCTGCGTGTGCGTTATCAGGGGCGATTTTAACAACTCCGAGTACCGTTGCGTCAGCAGCGTCTCCACCGTCAAGTTCAACGTGAGCATCACCAACTAAGTTAGTGAGGTACCCGTTCTGAGAAGCATAGAGGAAGTCCCCTGCGCCATACTCAAGAGCGTCTCCAATAGTAGCAACTACAAGCTGCTGTGTTTCATACAACATGGAACCCATGGTTCCCTGAGATGAGACATAAGGACCTTTGCCAGAAGCGGGTCCAGGAGTATTTTCATAAGCGTTGCCAGCAGCATCGTTAATGAAAAGACCAAGAGGACGCACAGCTCCAGCAGCTGCAGTATCAGCTACGGGACCCCCGACAAAACCGTTACCGGCATCTGGTCGGGTGAAAGCGACGGATCCTGAAAGGACACCGTACTTGGGAGTTGTTGCAAGTCGCTCGGAGCGGGTACCCGCTGCGTCTACGACGGGAGGATTGGTTTGAGTGAAACCATCAGTGGTAAGTTCAGCAGCAAACGAGTTGCGATGTCCTACATATAGAATACGGAGGGCCGAAGATGCACCTTTGAAATCATCACTCGCCTGTCCAGGCATATTTGACATGATATTTCTCCTTAAAAGGATTGGGGTTTACTTTACATTTGTGAAAGCGGAAATCCGCTTCTGGGTTAACGGGACCCGAAGGCCCCTTTACATCGTACTACTTAAAATACGTCAGAAACGTCGGGATCGGACTGCCAGAGTTTCGAGAGATCAACATCATCTCTCCCTCCGTCAGACGCTGCTTTCACCCGCCCGCCAAGACTTTGAACTCCTTTGGAACCTGATGCTTGGCGTTGGCCTTGCGTAGATTCTTGTTGTGGAGCCTTCGTCTGTGCTTCTTTTGGAACCGTGCCAGAAAAAAGATTTGCGAGAACAGAGTCGTCTTCAGCAATCGAAGCTCCTACTGTGTCCATCGTTGGTTCAAGTTCGATGTCCATGTCTGTGGGGGCATAGCCATCCATATCCATGTCGTCATGATCTTCAAGATGCTCATCAGCATCCATCATTTCCGCAATCATCGCCTCGATCTCAGGGTCTTCCTCTGAGTGAGTTCCCATATCCATTGGGGTACCTGCTTCTTTATCTTCATCTTCATCATCATCATCTTCGTCATCTTCGTCATCTTCATCTTCGTCATCTTCATCTTCGTCCTGTTCAGACAACATCTCACGAAGCATTGCTTCTACTTCGTCATCATCATCGTCCTCTTCATCTTCATCATCTTCGTCTTCTACTTCATCATCTTCAGCAAGCATCTCACGAAGCATTGCTTCGATTCGATCTTCATCAAAAGAAGAAGCTTTTTTCTTGCCTTTCTCTTCTTCGTCTTCCTTAGCGTCTTCCTTAGCGTCTTCCTTAGCGTCTTCCTTAGCGTCTTCCTTAGCGTCGTCTTCTTTCTCTTCTTCGTCGGCATCAGCCAATCGAACAATAGTAGAAATAACAACTTCGTCGGGAAGGCTCATGAAATCAAAAGCCTGCGCTTCAATAAGGGATTCAGGTGCGCCGGGAAAAAGGGCGTCTGCGATTTTGACACATTGAAATGCTTTTCGCTCCAAGTGTGCATATACATCGCGACTTGCTTCTCTTTGCTGACTAGCAGACCGGTTACGATCGCCACCATCAAAGGTGTAAGCATTGTCATAGGCATCATCGGAGTTCCACTCATTCACATCTTTGTGTGTAAGATTGGACTCTGACATATTAGGTTGACCAATTTCATTTCGGCCAAGTGCGGGGTCGTCAGGAAGAGGCTGATGTACATCTTCAGCCCAAGCACTGGGGTCTCCAGCTTGGTACTTGTCATGAGCAGGTTGCTCACGTTCCTGATTCATTTTATAAGGATCTGCTTTTTTGTTCCAAGAAAGTCTTTTTCGACTCATGATTTTTACCTCCAAACCACGGTGGGGTGGGTATTGTCTTACGAACTAGCGCTAGTTTGTTTGACTTACCCTCTGCCTTTATGGTAAGAAGGTAAGATAAGTGAAGGGAGAAGGATCTAAGCCTTCCCGCAGTCGCTTCACCTAAAGGGTTTCTATAAATAGAATAGCGAAATAAACCCTAGTTTTTCTTTGTTTAACTGGATTTAGTCTGAATTTTTGGTAATAAGAGATAGTAGCTCTATTCTCAATTCAGGATTTTTATGTGCAATTCTGATAAGGGAATCTCTCAACTGAGTAGAAGATTCTTTCTCCAGATCATCTTCTACCTTCTTTTTGCTTTTAGTCTCAGGCTTTTTCTTATTACTCTCGTGCCATTCTTTTTGGATCCTTATTCTGTCTTCCATAGGCAAAGAATGATATTTAACGTCCTTGCCGGTTTCAGGATGTTTGAACTTCTTTCCTTCCATAGCATCCAAAAACTTACTTTTTCTGCCCTTAGCACTCGCAAGAAGTGATAGAACTTTGGGCTTGAGTTCAGGGTTTTTATGTGCTACCTTAATCAAGGTATTTCTTAGCTTTTTATTCATGATGGAATCTCTCTTATTTTAAAAGTTTACTTCTACGAATGAGAACCTTAGATTCCCCTACGGAAGTTTTTCTACCCAAAGCCAAGTGACAGGCATTCAGAAATGAATGAACATTGTTATAGTTGGAAGACCCACCTACCTTAGATAAGCAAGTATATAGTTCAGAGGGTAAAGGACTGGATCCATAGTCTCTATCTTTCAGGTACATAGCAGCAACAATGTCTCTATTAGATACCTGATTCATTCTAGCTACCTTGTCCCATCCTCCTTCTTTAGCTTCATAGATAACAGAAAAGACTTTTCTCAAACGAGTGCTATTCTTAATCTCAGATGAGTATCGAGAAGAGAATGCTTGAAAACCTGAAATGATATTATCATTCACGTTAGGCTTTCCACTGTCTCCTTTGTCCTCAAACAAAACTTCCCGTGGGTCTAAGCCCAACTCGTTTTTCATATCCTCAGTGATTTCTTTCTTGATATCGTTATGAAGCTCTTTCTTGATATCGTTTCGAATTTCTTCGATAGGAGAACCTTCATCTCCTCCTTCTTCGTCTTCCTCCTCCTCATCATCAAAACCAAAGGACTTTTTAGATACGGAAGCTAAACGAGAATTCAATTCCTCTTTGAGAATACGAACAGACTCTAGTTCTTGCCCCAGTATTTCTTGGGCAGCCGTTCTAACATGTTTGTCAATGTTCTGACTTTCCAGAAACTCTGCCAACATAGGAGAAGCTGTAAGCAACTCAGCTTGCTTCTCAGCGGTTGCTTCTCTCTCTTCAGGGGTGATATCGGAAGAAGAGTTAAGAATGCTTCTAAGGACCGCTCCTTTGAATGCAGGGTTAGCTACCCAAGAAGCTTCAATGAAAGTAACGGATTCTGGATCAGTTTTATAACCACAGAGTTCTGCAATTACACGCTTCTTTCCTTTGGCATCATGAAAATAATTGCCTTTCTCATACTTGACATGTTCGCAAAGTTCTGTTTCGTCCGCAGCTACGTTTCCACATTTCGTGCAAATGCTGTATTGAATAGAGCATCCCATACTCAAGGTATTGATTTTTCCCGCTTCGATATCTGCAACAAGTTCACCGTGCTTACGGTTAGTTGCTACCAAAATATCAACATAGACGGTATCGCCCAGGTCTCTGGATACTGCATCAATTACCTTACCTTTTGATAAATCTGGAATCTGAATGTGTTCTACATAGTTTTCGGCACCAATGAAAGTACGATAGGTACCCATGAGAAGTTCTCGCTCCCACGCATCTCCATTGCAATTATGAACTGCGAATCCATTAGCTAAGTACGAATGATCCTCTTCTACCTCGATATTATAGACTTTAGTGTTTTCGGGTCTTGCCTCGACTTCGGTGATCATTTGGACACAATAATCATTAATGAATCGATGAGAAGGGGCTGTTTGCACTTTCACGTCAAATAAATCCTCATAGATAGTGTCTTTAATTAATTCAGACACCCAACAATATCCAACGAGGACTTCCCAACATTCTAGGGTAGTACTAAGGTCATTTATAACAGATCCCGTTACAGGGTCTTTGATACGACCAGGACGTTCTCGGTGAGAGCGGCGGGACGAAATTCCTAATGAATTTAGAATTTGATGAACTTGATTAATCAGGGAAGCAGAGGCCGAGGTACCCTCTAACCTAGGAGCCTTTTCTCCCGTAGGGACGAAAAAGGATCCATCTCCTTCAAACCAACCTCTGAGAATTTCAAAAAGAATTTCAGAAGACTCTTGTAGAAGGTATGGATGTAGGTATTTTGTTACAGACTCATTACCTTTTACCCATTTTTGGAAAAAAGATACCATATCTCTATTAGTGCGGGTGGTGACATAAATACCCTTATGGTCACTGGAATCACGAACTACACATTGGACCCCAAATTCGGACTCCATTAATTCTACGACATTTTGTGCTAAAGTATGACGCTCATTTTCGTGAAATGCCCACAGTACCCCTACTTTGGAATTATCATTATAGCTATCAAGTTCATAATGACCTTCGGCAAGGAAGTATCCTATGAGACGAGCTTGTCCTTTGGTAATTCCAGTGTTATATACATCTATAGGGATAATAGGCTGCGTAGCAAAATGCTGTTTAGGAGTTAAATCCTCTGCTTCCAAAAAAGTCCCGTCTTTTTCTTTAAGAAGGGATTTATTAGAAGCTCCCTTTTCATAGTAGCACCACTTAGAACAATAATGTCTGCCTAGTAAATGAGATGCGCTTTTATTATTTCTATCAATGTCGGAACCACACTCAACACATTCTTTATTAGCCTCAAAGACAAAGAAAGGATGCTCGGGAGTGGTACTAAGACGCTCATTGGATCCCTGGATTTTAATGTCCAGAATATTTCCCTCATAATCATTTTCAAAAGTCTGTGTAACTTTTCTAATTCTCCCCTTATGAGTTCTTACCTCATCTCCAACTCGAACATCTTCGATATTTTTGACAGTACCATCACCCATAGTAATATGAGTACCGCTTTCAAAACAGTTCACAAATTTTGAAGTTTCTGGTGTGATATAATAATCGTTGTGGAGTCTCTTAATGGACTGACCACCGTCCCCCTGTATCTTTTCCCCTATCTTTACGTTAGGAACTTCATCAACGTCTACAGACGCAATGATAGTACAGTGAGTAAGGAGGTATTTGCTGGGATCAGCATACTCTCCTAAATTAATAGAAGATCCTGTTTTGTTAAAAGGATCAGTGGAAGAAGCCTGGCGGATTTGATTCCACTTATCTTTTCCCACATTAGATTCTTCAACGATAGCTTTTGCAAATTTTAAGAAGGCCATTATTGGATCTCCAATTAGGATTATTCGTTATTTCGATAAGTGCCGCGATAGAATCTTTCGAGCACGTTGTTAGTGGTAGTATCAAAATACCCAGGAGTTCTAACAACTTTTTGCTTAGGTACGTCATCATCCTCTACAACAGGGAGTGGACCTGCGCCTAAATCTTCGGGGGTATCTTCTAATTCTTCTATCCTATCTTCATCAGCTTTTTTAAAAATGCTTGATTCACGGTCTCCATAAACCGCTTGAAGAAGGGGATCCTTAGGGGTGAAGAAATCCACAACGGTTCTTTGTTGGTCCAAAGGTTCTGATTCTTCTCCAGGATTTAATAAATCCGCAGGAGTGATCATCCAAAGACACTGTGGACAAACATAGAGCTTTGTTCTTTTCTGATAACAGGCTTTCTGCAATTCAGTTTTGCACTGAGGACAATGAAAACAGCTTGTTTCTACTTCGGATTGAGTAGGGCCATATTGACGACCTTTAGCTTTCCAGTATAAAGAGTTCTTGACTCTTGATTCTATAAAGGCTACTCTAATAGATCTCTGAATTTCATCGTCACTATGCGTTGAAGCAAAACGAGAAAAGAGGAAGTTATAGGCATCCATTTCTTGCAAGCCTTCTTCCCGTAACCTATTAGCTTTTGATACTAGATTAGAATACCTTTTATGGTAAAAAGAAGATGCTACCCTCTGAGCGCGTTCGCGCTCCCAAGTATTATCTCCAGTATCTTCCAAATCTGTATCTTCAATATCCCGTTTCGTTACTTCCGTAGGAGATAATCGAAGTGTTCCAAAAGATGTTTCAACATCCAGGAACCCAATCTTATCTAAAACAGCAGTAACTCTACCCATAGAAGGAGCATATCTGTTCCCCCTCGTGAAAATAGGTAGGAGCACAATGTCTCCTATTGTAAACTGTTGACAGAGCTTCCGCTCATCTATGTAGGCTTTTTTAGTCACAAGAGGGCTCCGTAGTTAAAATGAAAAAGAAAAGCCCGACCGCCTTTCTAATAAATAGGAAAGACGGTCGGAAAACTTTTCATCCCCAATAATCGTCGGAGTCTTTTCCTGCGACTTTGGAATCATTCCAATAATCATCGGTAGAAGAAGTCTTAGACTCTCCCCAATAATCAGTGGAGGCTTCCTTTTTCTCTTCTTCCTTTTTCTCTTCTTCGTCCGCATCATCTGCAAAACGATACCAAGAAGCAGACTTGGTATTGCTTAGTTCGGACTGTGGCTTTCCTTCAAGAGTTTCTTCATGGAATTGTCCATGAGGATCCTTTTTCATGTGATCCATATAAGGCTCATCAGTGTCGCCTTCGCCATCTTGAACCCCGTGCTGGTTGAACTGATCCATATAGGGTTCGTCAGGCTGGGTTTCAAGTGTCTTAGCTTGACGATCAAGTCCAACTAATCTTTCCAAACGATCTGAAAGACTGTCGACATGAAGACAAAAGTCATAAGCAGCTTTTTTTGACAAGCCATAAGAGTTCCAGTTTCCTTGAACTTCAGTGGCGATTTTATCGAGACGCTTAGTATAAGCGATGATTTCTCTTTTGGTTAGCATATTCCCTTCCCTCTGTGGGTGGTTAATGATCTGTCGGTGAAAATGTCTCAACGACCTGCCCGCCATCAAAGGCGGAAATAGTCGTTACAAACAAACTACAAAAAGATTATTTCAATTTTCGGTAACTCTCAGTAATAAATCTAAGAGAGCGTTATAGGTTGGTGCATCAATTGTGTTGTCATACTTCCCCTGATCACAAGTATAAATAGAGTAATCAAGAGCAATTCTACATGCCATGTCTGGATTATATCCAACCAGGTCATTAGATAGAAAAGGCTTTTTTAAACATTCCATTGCTTCATGTATAATAACAGCAAAATCTTTTTCATCTAGCTGTCTGGGGTCTTTGAGACGCCATTTAGGTGAAAGAGTCTTAAACCCATCATCTTCATGGAGGGGTCCAGGTAGACCACGATATTGTGCCCCTTTCCTAAATCCTGATCGGATAGCAGAGGCGATTTTTTTACCTTTTTCATCTGTAGTGGTTTTCTTCATCTCTAATGCCCCATCAAGGATATATTGCAAAGTGGTGATCCAGGCTGCCTCATTAGACAGATGGTTTTTTATTTGGTCCGAGGCTTCTTTTGCGGTTTCTATAAGAGTTTCTGTTTGCTCAAAGCCTGTTCTTCTTAACCTTTCTCTCCATTCTTTAGCCTGTTTCTTCAGTTCGGATCGGGAACCCTGATCAAATTCTTCGTCAGGTTCCTCAATATTTCTGAGAATTTCATCTAGATCTAAAGGGGGAAAGTCCTCTTTCTTAAAATTTTCCCAGGCATTTTCTACTAGCTGTATCATGACCTGATAGTAACTTTCATACCAACCCCGACTCTCGGTGAGGCTTTCATTAATATACTTTTCTTTAAAATAGGTCAGATTGTCTGCGAACTGTTTTGCGTCCCAATTTTCCATGTGACGGCGAAACCGATGCCTCTCTTTGAGCTTGACCACTCCCTCTTCAAATACTTCATCCCGATCCCATTCAGGGGGCTTAGGACGAGTCTTTAATCCAAGGGCTTGCTTTATTGCTTTCTTTTCCCCAGCACTATAATCACTCCCCAGCATGTGTTGTAGCTCTGCTGCAGGTCTTTCGTATAGTTTGATAGCAGCATCTAGGACCGCCTGCTCTGTTGCAGGACGATTCTCTTTTATGGGTTCCTTCTCTTTTTCTGATTCTTCTTCTATCTCATCAACGTCTTCTTCCAGATTGTCTTCTTCAACTTCTTCTTCATCTTCGAGTTCTAATTCGTCTTCATCAAACTCAAAAGAAAGTATAGTTTTGAGAGCTACCCTCTTTGCAATAGAGGACCCTCCAATGTCCTTATAGTTTAGAGAAAGATCCTTATCATCACTATCGAGATCGGGATCTTCTACTTTAATACGGTCACGATTCTTGTCAGTTCTTGGAGGTTTCTTAGTCGGGCTTTTCTTAACCAGACGCTCTACTTCCTCGTTCTCTCTTTGGTATTGGTCCTTTGTGGACGTTTTGTATGGAGAAGTTTTCACCACGGTTTAGCCTATTAGCAAAAAAGAGGATAGGGGATGATAATCATTACTACTTAATATGAGAAGATTATCATCCCCCCACCACTTCTTTATTCTTCTTAGAACCTTCCGCCGCCCTCTTCAGGTTCGATATACTGTACATCGAACTGAGATACCTGTGACAGATACTTAATGAATAGGGGAAGGAAGTCAGACTTCTCAACCATTCCCCTTCCTACTTCACTGAGAACGCCTCTAATGGCTTCGTTGAAGGTAGCATCGTTGACGGTGAACATATCATTCTCTAACTGCTCACGAACCGCGTCAGGGTCCAAGTTAAATAGTTCAAGAATATAGTTGACAGAGAGGGAACCTTTCTGGTATAGATTGAACAGAGAGTCGAAAGTGTCTCTGTTATCTCTGACTGCCAAACGAGTGAAAGATAGTTTGGGGTAAAGAAGTACCTCATTACCAAATTCATCCATCTCTACAAAGCCTTTCCTTCTTGCAATAGGCTTAAAGAGATATTCTTCAACATACCGTTGGATGTGGTCTCTATATAGAAGGTATCTATTATTGATTATCTCCAGATTGATTTTTTCTGCGCCAAAGGAACCATCTCCTGTCAGCATAGATTCAGTCACTCCCAGTCCAGCGAACAACTGACGATCGGTCATATCATATTCACCACTCAAATTGAGCAGCCTAGAGTCCGCAGATATCTCTTCCCAATTCACCTGATAGTTCGTGATAATGGAAAAGTCAGGATCGAGTAGAGCAAGGTCAACCTGATCTCGTAATTCTTCTACATCATGAACATCCAAATCTTCTGCATAAATAAGACGCTTTGGAGTCATTGCTCGGGAAGCGATACTTGTCTGTGCCTGTCTCAGTTTGTCTCTGTATACCAGAGTTCTAAGACACCTCTGGAGAATAGAAACTCCATTGGTTTGATAGCTCGGTTTTGATCTAGCCAGATGATAGACAAAAGACCCTTCATGGGGATCGGTTCCTAGAGGAATGTTTTGTCCCGTTTCCAAATACTGCCGAATCTCTTTAGGGATATTCAGGTATTGTTTACTTGCCTGGGGATCCCCTTGCATAGCTCGTTGTACTAAATTAGCAGTTCTGGCATCGGGAATGAGTTCAATGATATCTTCATCACTAAACTGAAAAGCATTTAGTTGTACTTGATCCGGTGGCAAAACTTGAAGTCTTTTCCAACCTTTATAATGCTTTCTTTTATACTCTTCTTCAAGCTCACGCCAATTTGATCTATTCTTCTTCGTTACAACAGCTTCGCCGTCAAGTGTAATCTCATGTTCATACTTGAAATAGATTTCTTCAGGGACCTCTACGGGAGTATCCTCTGCAAAAATAAAAGCCTCTCCGATCACATAATACTCACGAGTCGCATCAATGAGAACTTGAAGTAAATTAATTTGATCTACCATATCCGTAAAATAGGTTAAAATCTTACGGTTTTGTTTAGGGTCTTTCCCTTTAGGCAAAGTCAAACGAATCTTAGAAAGAGGCAACTCAGTATGGAGATCAATTGCTTGACCTACATAAGGATCATTATTATAGAAATGCCTGTAATAGGACCTTTGCTCTGTTCTATTCTGAGGAAGCTCAAGGAAGTCTGGAGACAAGTGTGGGCTATAAATATTAGTCCCCTGTCCATGCATAAAGCCGCCTCCGAAAGCACCAGCTCCCATTCCACCACTACCTGTTCTAAGGTTCATAGAAGCTACTGCGACCTTCTTACGGCGAGACGCTTCTACTTTCCTGCCCGGGGTTATCTCAACCTTACTAGGAGGATAAGAAGACCTACGCACCTCTGAAACTCTGGATACAATTACACTTTGATCATCATTTGTTCTTGCCATATTTGACTTACTCCTGTACTTCCTCTAAATATCGTTTAAGACGCTCAATCTTTGATTCAACTGATCTTGATTCTTTAACGATAGTCTCTTCTATTATTTCTTCCCTTTCAGCGTCCCGCTCAAAGGCGTAAAGTCGCCTGTTCAATTTTCTTAGAATAGGCATTTCCCGAACTCTACGAAGGACATCTCCAAAGAATCTCTCTTCGACTTCTGCGATCTTTCTTTCATGAACCTTCTCTACAAGAAGATTCTTGATTTTTTTGCTAGTATCCCCAGCTAATTTTAAATCACGTTCCAATCTGGAATACGTTTGTCTTAGGAGCGACATCAACTCTTTCAATTCTTTTAGCTCATCCTTATTCATGTTCTTCCTCTATTTTTTATCTAAGAAAGGGCGATCTTTCAGTTCTTTTTTTAGCTTCAAGAAACTTTTACACACTTTCCGCATTAACTGCCATTGATCCAAAGATCCTTCCGCAAGACCTACCCAGCTACCTTCTGATTTTTCAAAAAGATCCTTTAGTAATAGGTAGTCTTCCTCCTCCATTCTTTTATAATGATCTCCCATTTTTCGGATATAAGTATGGATGGTCACATACCAAAAGCGTTCTTTCAGGGGGAGTTTATCTTTTTCTTCTTCTTTGCTCATTACCTACCTCCATTATTACGACCACCACCGGATCCTCTGGGGTTTCGCTTCGACGTATAGTTTCTGCTTCTTCGTTTACGACGATGATATTCAGTCGTAGTTCTAGGCTGTCTTCCTCCAATTCCACGGGAACCTACCACCTGAGGATTATGAGAATGATTCTTCTTATTCATAAGACGATCCATAGCAATCCAGACTGCCCGTGTAAGAGCATCAGAAAAGTCATCATATTTCCCTCGAACTTGTGGAGCCTCTACCATGATCATTCGTTTTCCTCGGGAAGTGGACTCAAGCTCTAATAGCTCCTGAATGTGCGGAGAGTGACCTTGTCTCTCTAAACCGTCATCATCAGTGAGAACATAGTCATAGAGTTCGATTTTTTCGCGGTACATAAGGTTCTTAAATCCTTGATATATTTCAGAAGTTGTACTCCGGGTAAAATTGTTCATTTTGATCCTTGACAAATTACGCCTTTGAAGAATCTGATCAAAACCAATACCTTCAAATGAGTCATAAGCTCCTTCTACGACATAAAACCGTTTACAGGCTTCTTCGATCCAGTTAGCAATCTGTTCGTAATCCAGAGTTTCAACAGATCCCAAGTCCCTAGCATAAGGAACCATAGGCTTTTCCAAATGAGGATTCAGTAAATGCCACTCTGTTTTAGCCTGCCATTGCTCATGATAAGCCAACTGAATCACGTCTTCCTTTAATCGTGTAAGTACCAAAGCTGTGCGGTCCCCTTTCGGGGCCAGGTCAAATCCAAGAAAATGCCGGTCCCTAGTTTTCCCTTTCTTAGCCGGTCTTAAATCGGGATTAATGCAGGCTAGGAGATCATCATCTCTTTCAATCCAGGACTTGACCTTATCTGTAAATTCAGCCCCGAACTCTGTGGTGAATGCAATGGGATTTTTTTCGTACTCTTTCTCAAAATAATTATGAGGAATAGTTGGATTCACTTCCCAGGTAGGAGCCTGAATCATTAAAAGACCCTTTGAACCGGGTCCTCCAGAGAGAGCCATCTCATATTGCTCATAGAACAGCCCCTGCTTGGCGTAAGGGGAAGAGATGAGGATCATCCTACCCTCTGAGTCTCCAATAGGTATGGAAGCGTCGTCAGGGTCTTTGGGAGAGAACTGCGCCAGAGAAGGGTTGAGAGCCTGATAAACTTCGGAAGCGGAAGCTTGACCACTCGTATTAAAGAAAGCGACCTCGTCCATGATGGCCACAATATTAGCAGAACCACGAATACCTTTCGCTACAGAAGAGTAAAACGTAATTCTAACAGAGGGCGCTCCCTCATTATCTTGATCCTGAGGGGTATGAAATAGAGCTTGCGTTTGTGTCTCATTTCCCATAAACTGGGAGAAGAAATTACAATTATTGAAGTGACGGCGCACCTCTTTATATAACAAAGCAGCCTGATCCTTCGAGGTAGCAATTGAACAAATCTGAATAGGGGCGCCCTCAGGAGTACCGTAATAGGCTTGTGGGTTATATTTCTTTAGCAGCTTATACATTTCATAAGCTGCAATCATAGCCGAGATCGAGCTATTATGATTGGTCATTCCATTAGCTACATATTGGTGACCCTCAGGAACACTAATATCCCCAACTTCAGTTCTAGTTTCTTTCACAGACACAACTGGATCAAAGAAATAGTCTTTTTCTAGGAATTCTTCACCTTTCGATATTAACGTGTTAGATGCCCCATTCTCTTTTGCAGACTCAAGGGTATTTACAAGTCTTCTATACGTCATCTGGTCGGAACTTGAGGGCTTACAAACATTTCCCAATTCTTTTCTTACATGACTCCTGCGCCATCCTTTTTCTGAGGATCCGTGGCATAAAGGATTGTTCTTAGGAATAGAATCTAAAAGGGACCTTGACCATTCTTTTTGGTGTGGAATTGAATTCAAACGAGATTTAGATTTCATACCACAAGTTTCTAGTCGGGTCTTAACCTGACTATTTTTTATTTCCGTAAGAAATCCAATTTGTTCACTGAAAATCCTAGCAGATCGAATCCCAAAAACACCTAAATCATAATAGTCAGTGCCCTCTATTTCTCTAGTTCTAACTCTGGATACGATACCGAAATTTAGAAGAAGTAACTGAACCTGTTTCGCCATTTTCGGAGATGCAGTACAAAAACTAATCCTTCCGTTATCTGCGCAGCCATCGGTTTCAAACAATCCCTTAAGAAAAGCTGAGACAACCTGTTTGGGGGATCTCCGAATCGACCAAGGTATTTCCTTATCATTGGATTTAGCATCGTAATTCCAACCCAAGTCATGTAGAAACTCTCGGAATCCTGTACTATGATAGCGTAGCGTTCCTGTTCCGGATTCCAAACCTTCGAGATCTAATTTCTGAGTCCAAAGACTTTCCCCCATTAGTTCCTTGAAAAGATCTTCACAAATTGAAATCATTTCTGGATAGGGACCTACCGTAACTCCAATAGAGGATTTACTAGTCCAAGATCCGTCGCCCACCAATATTCCCATAAGGGTTGCAAAGTCTTCTGTTAGATATTCTGGGGTTGAAAATTCTTTATGACCCTTTTCATTGTTAAACTCAGAAAGGTCTAAATATTCTGTAGGCCAGAGATCAGTATTTCTATGAATACAGAGATGGTCCCCTTCCTTGATTTGATCCCCGTACTTCCAATCTATAGTCCCATCGGATCCTAATACCTTGACCCTATGTTCAGCCGTGCATTCTATGTCATAGCCGCAGTGTGATTCGATCTTATAGGTATCTTCAAACCCGTTATAGTAAAAAGCGTCGGCTTCTGCTCTCTTAAGTTTCCCTTCCTGTGCGACCTCAAACCCTTTAAGGTCATACCATGTGTCTGAGGTCATTTTCTGGTCAGGAGCAAGCTCACGAAGCGTCTGGAGACCTTGAGAGGTAAGAAGAAACGTACCGTCTAGCGATCCACATTTCCCACTACGTCTGCCAATCGGAAGGATCAATTCTCTTCTATCGTGGTCCTGCTCTTTGATATTACAGCGGCCCTGACTATATAGATATTCTAGATAGCCAACCTCAGTGAATTCCAGCATTCCTGCGCCATCCTTCTGGGCATACCTCCAGGATTTAGGGACTTTGACATAGGGATCCGTGTCATCAAGTTCCAAATTATAGAACATTTTGAGGATAAATCTCTGAACAGGGAACAGGGCTTGTCCACAAATCTCTTTAGCGAAACGAAGTCCGAAAGGAGATTCGATGAATTCGATGATATTCATTACATCATCGGTCTTCTTCTTACCTCCAGATCCGTCCTCCTGTTCCCTACCTATTTTTCTAGCTAAATCAGATAATGACACGGTGTGATTCCCCTTTTACTTAGAAATAAATTTAGCGCCGAATTCCGAATCAAACCTTTCAGGTTTAGTTTTCTCATGAACCTGTTTATAATAATCTAGTGGAATAGAAGGATTCATTTCCCAGGTAGGAATTTGAAGAGCTAAACTAGGCAAAGGAGATGTCTGAGGAGACATAATTTTTTCAAACCGATCATAGAAAAACCCTTCTTTCTTATAAGGAGAAGAAAATAAAAGTAGTTTTCCTTCGCAGGGTCCGATCTCTACTAAGGGATTAGAAGGGCTTTTCGGTGTGAAACTTTGAAGAGAAGGGAGTACTTCTTGGAGTTTATGACGAGCATCATTCTCTTTAAAGAAAGCTATCTCATCAAAAGCTGCTACAATAGTAGGCAATCCATGAAGACCCTTTTTCACTGAAGAACTTTGGGACTGAAATCGCAAAGTAGGATCTCTCTGTTCCAACCTATCCTGATGGGTATAAAAAGTAGCGTGACTCTTACTAGACTCTTCCAAGAACTGTGCAATGGGAGAATTTTTAATAAAACCCATTACACCTTTATGAAAAAGTCTAGATTGGTCTAGATTCACAGAAGTCAAAATAACTTGTAATGAAGAACCCTCAGGCATTCCATAACAAGTCTGGGGATTGTTCTTAGATAACAATTTATACAACTCATAAGAAATCATCATCTGAGAAAGAAGAGATTTACCTCCCCTACGTCCCGCTACCAGCACTAATTCAGAACAATATTTTTGATAGCTGGTGCTACACCTTCCCTCATTATAAAGGTAAGATAAGTACTCCTTTTCAGTAAAAGAATGAGTAGTAATACCTTCCCAGGTTTCGGAAATAGAGATACAGCGATCCGTATCATCTAACGGAATGCCATAAGTCATTTTAAGGATGAACTTTTGAACAGGAAATAGAGAGTGACCTTGCTTATGAAATCCTAAGCCGTTGGTACATTCTATAAATTCAATGATATTTTTGAGGGTTTTAGACATTATAATCTCCAGTAACTTAGGAAGGACTGGAGATCATCGTTTTTATCGTAGTCGTTGTTAGGTCATTTCGTAAGAAGACCCAACCCTTCAGGTATGAGGGTGTTGATTAAATAAATAGGTTAGTCAGCTTTGATATAGGCCATTGCTTCCTTGTCCCATCTACTATCATCATCAAGCTTTTTTCCAATCTCGTCGAACAAAATCGAAATCTGTTCAGAAGGTAAATCCATCTCTTCGGCGGACTTGCGAATTACTCTAGTAAGTAACCATGTCATAAATTTTTCAAATCGCTTGGACTTGAAATCAAAAGACTGGTCGAGGACCGCATCCCGTTTACGAAAATAAATATCAGCAACACTTTTTAAAGCAGTTACTTTCTTTGACGAGAGAACCGAAGTATCTTCCCCCTTTCGTTCGCTCTCCCCTCTTTCAAAGTGAAGAGAAGCAGCTTCCTTGGCCAGTTCGATCATAAGCATATCTAAAACATCTAACGAATCAGGATTCTCTCCCAGCATAGACGTAAGATTATCTTTTTGAAGATGCTTAGACTTCTGTTTTAGGACCTCCCTAATCTCAGGACTTTTGGGAAGGAGCTTAATTTTCCTAGGTCTGCCCCTTCCCCGTTTGGTTTTCTTCTTTAAAGTTACAGAAGTAACCGGCTTTGGATATTTAGAACTCATAATTTTTACCTCTAGTATCTAAACAGACTTGAATTACTGTCTATTCAAATAAGATGCAATACGCTGAACAGTTTTTCTAGCAGGGTCCGTCATAAACATACGGATCTTATCTGAGAAGTTTTTAGATCCTCGGGCACCTTTGATGTCAATATTGATATACTCGGGAGCCAGAGAAAAAGAAACATCTGCGAAAAAGGTAATCTTCTCTCCATCCTCATCATGCTTAGTAAAACGAAAGCCCAGATCCTCTTCACCCCTAAGCTCAAAAGACATTCCGTCAAGTCCTTCAACAGAATCCTTTAGCTCACTAGAGATATGACCAATATAGGAAGAAAGAAGTTCTCCCAATGAAGTTCGCTTTTTGATGCGAACCATTGATCCTTCCCTAGACATAGAAGAGGTATCAGTTTTGGAAGGAGAAACCGAATAGGGGTCTCCTTTCCGAATAAAAGCAGATGTCTTTCCCCTACTAGTATCACTGGAAATACGAGTCAGTACGGGAACAATATGCTGCCGTAACTCAGGTTTTTGATTTCCTAGACGAATAAGGCTTTTCTTTAGATTTGACATAATTACTCCGTTGTGAAACCACCAAATGAAATTCCTTCCATCGGGGCTTGTGTAGATTCTTTGTTAAATTCAATATTGCCCATCTCAGAATTGACATGGGATGCGGTCATTTCTAACTCTTCCATTTGCTCCAGACCTGTTGTAGCATTAAGAGTTCGCTCATCCATCAAATCGCTCATATGGTTTTGGGTTCTCTCGATAATTTTATCAAGGTACACCGATCCCATTTTAAAGACTTGACTTCCGAATTTAGACTTGAGATTTTCTTTAACATCCTCAGAGGAATTACCTTTCATAAGGAGTTGTCTAGCTTCATAGAGCATAGAACCAACTTTCTTTTCAGATTTGGCACTCTCTAATGAATTTCCATAAAACCCTGTGGTACTGATATCAGCTTCTAGGGTATCTGTACTGGAAGATTGCGTATGCGCCATTCTAACCTTATCTCGAAGGTTCATGTTCTGGGATACTAGAGATTTAGCGTCTCTTCTATTGATTGATCCGGACCTGACTCGATATCCAAGCGCTTTTTGAACTTGACGTTCATTGTACTTGGGTTCAGGTAACAAATCTTTACCGTAGAGGAGACAGGATCCACTCTTATTATAAACACATCCTCCACATTTAGAGCCTTTTACGATCTGAGACAGTGTCTCATTCATGGCTCTCTTTCCTACTGCGCAGTCCGCAAAAGAATCAGCGGTACTATAAGACCTTCCAAACAGACCTTCTTCTTCTCGCATAGCAAGGATAAGAGGAGCATTTTTGACGATATCTTCTTCTGAGAAAGTTTTTCGTATCTCAGAAGACAGTTTGGATCCATAAGATCCTGAGAGCATTCTATCCCGAAGCCAACGGCCAATTTTTGTTTCAAAAAATTCAGGAAGTAAAACTGACTCAGTGCCTACAGGTTGAAATTCGGGATCCGTAACCGCAGCCAGAACCACTTCTTCTAATTTTTGACCTTGTGCATAATTACGCACATTAGAAGACGTTTTATTTTGGGAAAGCCAAACTGTCTTGACCAGATCCATTCCGAAACGGGCATTAAGAGTTGCTATAATCTTTCTGCCACCATTCTTTTTAAGATAATAGCGGAGGTCTCTAGTAGCAGTTCCGGCTTCCTTAGAATTGATCTTCGTTTTAAAAGATTCAAGATCCTTGGGGCTTACTTCCATCTCACTCTCTTTTACTTGCGTTGTAGAGTAGATAGCATGTCTGTACTTCTTCACAGACAGAGGAAGAATCTTTCCAAAAGTCGCCTGTGCTATCTTATGAACGGTAGAAACACTATGATTGTGCATCTCAGGTAGTTTTAACTCTACCAATGCTGCAATTTTGTCTTCGTCATCCACAGGATGGAGACCTTTTGCAAGGGCCATTCGTCTAAGGATGGCAGAATGTGTGATCTCCTTAGAGAAAAAAGCTTTCATATCTTCCATCACAGGAAGAGATTGCAAATGAGCATTCCTTTGTGTAAAAGCAGCTTTCTCTTCTTCTTTAGTGAAAGGAAAAGAAGCGGTGTACAAACGCCCTAGCAGGTTCATATGAGGCTTTAAAGGGAACAGTACGGGGTCAGTATCAATCAAAGCTTTGATAGCCGGTCCGTGGTCCCCTGCAAGCATTCTACGAGCTACTTTATTGCGAGCATTAAGATCTGCAAAGGTTTCCCCTTCCCTAATATTTGCTGTCCTGGGATTGTTCTTGACCACCTTAGTTCTAGTTACTTTCTTAGATCGTAACTTGGACTCCGCTTGGTCTGGGGTAAGGTTAAGAGTTGGGTCATCAGGATTCTGGTCATAAGAATGGTATTCAGCAGTTTTAGAAAATACAGGTCGTGAATATATCATCTGTGTAAACGACTGAAACTCGCTGGTAGGCATTTCTTGAATCTTTGGATAAAGAGACGCGATAACTTTCCGCCCTTTAGTAGAAGTTCCGAAGCCTTTGACCTTCGCATATCTTTTTAGAACCGCTGCCTTAGTAGAATCCTTTTCAAAAAATTCTTCCAATTCAGAGGATGCCAGATAAGGTAGGCTTGACAATTTAGGATTTTTGAACTTCGCCAATTCATCTTTTGTAACGTAAGAAGATAATACATAGAGACGACCCATCAAGTGAATGTGAGCCTCTAAGGTATCAAAACCTTCCGAAGCCAACCTTGAAGCCATTGCATCACTATGGTCTCCCTTGAGCATCTTATGAGCAAGTTTACGGGCTATCTCAGGACGATACCTTGAGTCTACCTTCTCTCTAGTAATCTCGGTCTCTGCGACGCTCTGACGAGCTTCTGAGGATGAAATACCACGAGTGGGGTCAAAAATGGACGGTGCTAAATGTTCGTAATGTCGAATTTTCTCGGGAAGAGGGGAAGCATAAACACTTTGCGCAAAAGAACGTAGCTTGTCCTCATTAAAGGAAGCTACTCTTTTTCCCATCTTCGCAATGACTTCCCCTTTGGTAGCTTCATAATCAGGACCGTATTGCGATAACGCATATCGGTGTAGGATCCTATTAAGAGCTTTTGGGGAGTTAAGGGAAAATGATTGAAAAGAAGAAGATGCAACTTTCTCATCAGAAGGCTTACCATAAGTAAGCAATCCTTTATGTTCCTTTAAATAGGCATCCGCAGCTTCTCTAGTATCAAAGAAACTAAGGTCAGCATATAAACGACCCATCAAATTAACGTGAGGCTCTAAGGATGCAAGTCCCTTATCGGATGCAATTGCATCACGAACTTCGGGACCGTGGTTTCCTTCCAACATCGCCTTACCGATCTTCTTCAATTTTCCAGATCGATAAACGTTTGCAACTACTTCCCTCTGAATTTCAGCACTTTCAAGGGACGTGAGAGCTTGCTTAGAAGATACAGTAGCAGCAAGGTTCCTGACTACAGGTCTGCCGTCGATAGCCTCTGTCCCTTGCTTTAAGGGAGCTAGAGAAGCATTTCTAATTTTCTCTTTGACTGGAAAATGTTCTGGTATTCCAGAAAGGTCTTTTCCTAGAGATTCAGCTTTATTTCGATAAAAAGCCCAGGTATCTTCGGTATATTGAATATCAAATACCAGTTCCTTTTGGAACCTAGAACATTTTTCTTCTTTTGCCCATACACAACCGGAGCATTTGTCTTTCGCCACAACAAATTTAGCGCCCTTATTATGACGTCCTACAAAATCCTGTCCTTCCCCTTGGTCACAATTAGGGAAAAGAGATGAATCTACATAGACCGTACCAATAAGTCCACGCTCGGAAAACGCTTTCTTGATTGTGTCGGTTGCTTTTGCTAAAACACTCTTATCAAAATGAGACTTGAGAAGAGTAGTAGCCTCTTTAGCCGTTGTACCTGCCATCAAGTGCTTTCGTAGAAACTGCTCTACTACTTCCAATTTAACATCATCGGTCAGATCATTAGAGATTTCTCTCTCAGACCAGAACGGTGTGTTAGGCTTGGACGGTTCTCTATTCTCAGGGGAAAGACGATACTTGTCTTCATCTGTTAAATATCCCCACTGTTCCTCAAGATCCGGGATAGCATCCAAGTTCTGTTTTGGTAGTTTTTCATACTCACGGTACTCTTCTTCATCGACGTTAACCCAATCCAAATCGGAAAGGGTTTTCGACTCGTCAGAAAGAAGCGTTGTGAGATCACCTAAATCAGCCATATTTTTTACCTGGGCTATCGCGAAGTGTTAATCTTGAAGATTCTCTTCCATTTCATCAACTTCATCATCCCCAAAACCTTCGGGATCCGAAATGATGTCTTCCGCTTCTTCCATAATCTCATCTACTTCGTCTTGATCATCCTGCGACATTGTTTCAATTGGTTCTTTCCAATGATCCGCACGAATTTCATCTGAAATCGTATCAATACTGTTAGTAATAATTTCGATAGCTTCTCCAAGACCTTTTCTCATCTCTCTAATTTCTTGAATATACCCTTTACCTCCCAACTTTCCATCAGGAGAGATATTCACACTTTTGATCTTAGTGAATCTATCCTTTGCAGAAATCAAATGCCCCATTGCAACGGACAGCGACCACATTGTTTTGGAAAGAGGCTTGACATATTTCGATTTGAACTTAAAATCAGAAGGGATTTCTCTCTGTTCAGGTCCTTGATCCTTAATGAATCGAATCTCTCCCGCTGTTTTAGTTCGGGATACAGGTACTCCAGCTTTCTTAGCGAAGACTCTTTTCGCCACTTTTACATGTAAAGAGTCTCCACTGGAGATCGTAATTCGTTTCTTTGAAGACATTCGCATTTCTCCTACATAAGTACCAGTGACCTCTACCCATTCATCTACATAATCCGCTTCCCATTTCCACTCAGGAAACTCGGACTTTAAAAGTTTTCGTAATCTCTTAGCTTCTAGTAAGTCTTCCCTACCAGGAGTTTCGGAACCTACGTTGCCGTTATCTCTGGTAATAAAAGTTATTGAGTTATTAGATAGAGAGTCTATTTTAAACCAGGTACGATTTTCCCTGAGAAATTTTTCAAATCCTAGCATGGAAACCATATGATCACACCTTCAAGGGATTACCGGTTTCATCGAAAAGACGTTCGATAAGGAATTCCCCATCATCGCCTTCTTTGAGAGACCATAGGTCCTGTTCTGACTTACGAACTAAGGTGTTGGTATTCGCAACACGGGTAAAGCCTGATAGTTGGTCCACAGAAGCTACCCTCATTTGATCAGGCATCTCATCTGCTATAGTAGCATGGCGCATATCATGAAACCGTTCGTCGGCTTCAATGGTGTCGCTAAGGAAATAGTCCATTCCGGTCGACTTAGTGGCGACCTTCGAGACATCAAAATTAGTAAAATTATCGTACCAGTTGCTCATAGTGTAGTCCTCGGGCTGAATTACATTTCAGTGGATTCAAGGCCCAATTTATCAGCCTTGGATACAACATTATGAATTGCGTCCTGATCAGTGGACATAAAAGTAGCGTGGTCAAACCCTTCGGTTACTGACACGCTTGATCCGTATGAAGCCACCTTCACGTCCTTCACAAAAGATCGCATTACACGATCGTCTGAGAAGTATACGGTCAAAGTTCTTCCTACTTCAGCAACTGAGTCTATATACTTAGCAGCAACCCTTTTTGACATTATTACTCGATGATGGATGCTGTCTTTCATGACGTTGCTCCTTTCGGATGAGTTAAAGTGATTCCGTATGCTATACGATAAAAAAGGAATACCGAAAGTCTACTACATCAAGTAAGGGTATTTTTAGCCCGTTTACTCCATTTAGGAAGCTTCACTTCTCTTAGGATATTAAAATTGTAACGGATTCGGACGAAAACGCGGTAGATAGCCGCAAATTGGAGAGTTTCTTCGTCTTGTAATTCGGAGGGGAGGTCTTCTACAATAGCAGTTATTGCATTTAATTCCTCTTCAAAGTCTTCAGGTTCCATACCATCCATACGATGAGAGATACAGTCGAGCTTTTCTAATACATTTTTCGCCTCAAATGATGTAGGATCTAAGGTATTAGCCCAAGCATAAAACCTATCAAGAAGGGTCTTACCTAAATGATGCAGGTTTTTAATAAAACGATGTCGTACCCTTCCTTGAGTAATCTCAAGCCTATTGGCGACTTCGGACTGACAGGTGGTTTCATACATTTCCTTGAAAATAGAAGCATCTAATTCAGTAGGCATGATATCAATCAGGATATCATAAATATCATGTTTATCTAGGTCTGGCATATCTACTAGAAATCTAATCCTTGACAACGCTCTCTTAATTCGATAAGAAACTGCTGCTTGAGTAATGCCGAAGATTTCCGCAATGTCGGTCTGTTTCTTATTTCTAAAAAAATAAAGACGAATCAGATCCGTCTCTCGATCTGGAAGACGGTCTAAAACGTCTCGGATTTTATCCAAACGGGGATTCATCCATTCTTCATCTTGTCCATGAATGGGGTCTAGTATATCTTCCGTCGAAAAACGTTGGGCGAGTTCTGCGGGGTCAATCGGTTGAATGTAATAACGACTCATCAGTGTACCTCAGGAAACCTTGATTGGGATTATTAGCTTCAAGCAACTCTGCTCGAAGAGATTTAAATTCTAAAAGATCGCACATACCGTTAATTTCGTCTTTATTCCAATTTCCTTTTATACACTCGTAGTCGTCTACAGTTCGTAATGTCATAATTTGAGAATTAATTTGAGCCTGATCTTCAAAGGCTGCAAGTTTTTCTGTCTCCTTATCAGACAGGTTCTCTATATCAGAATTATAAATAGATTCGATACTTCCGTCGTTGTCATTGACTATGCGGGCTATCACTTTTTTACGGAATCTAGGCAATCCAGGGAGACAATCACTGGAATCTCCATCAAAAACTCGAAAAGTTAGAAGGTACTCAGGTCGAACACCATAATCTTCTGCAACCTTGTCCGGATCGTATGCCTTGCCTTCGGGAGTCATTTGGATAGTCTTCCAGGTCACCAACTGCAACATATCTCTGTCACTAGTAAGGATAATATTATGGTCATCCTGCATGGGACCTCGCGCCAAAGTACCAATTAGATCATCAGCCTCATATCCTTTAGCTTTTACCTGATCTACATTCAAAGACTTCAAGAAATTTTGAAGGAACTCAATCTGGAGGGTGAAGATGTCGATCATTTCTTCCCCTTCTTTATCAGACTCTACTTCTTTAAAATCCCGATCGCGATTGGATTTATAATCTGCAAAAACCTTTTGACGTTCTTTCTTCGCAGTAGGACAGTCCCAGGCCACTGTAATTTTATGCTCGGGGTATTGTCTTTTCCATTTAAGGACTCTCTTTACGAATCCATAAACAATACCTGTAGGGACGCCTGACGACGTTTTAAGACCCTGCTTTACATCATAGATATGATGGCTCCGAAATGCGATGTTCATACCGTCTACAATTAGGTTCTTTGACATATCTTTTCCTTAGTTTCGTGTTAAATTTTTCGTAAAAATTGCAAAGGGAGTTCCACAATGGTTTCAATACTAACCAATTCGTGAATCTCCACTAATGCGTGATCTGTTTGTGGGTTAAAATCTAGGACCGTACCTTCTAAATTTTCATAAGCTCCTTCGATGATCTCAACATAGTCTCCTTCTCCAAAATCTCGAAGGGTTTGAGTACGGAGGCGAGCTTTTAATTCATCTACCTCTTCTCCTGGAATGTAGACGATAAATCGACCATGGGGTTCATCTCTAGTCAATACCCTCTGAATATAGGCGGATCTTTCCAGATCGAAATAAAATCCGGCAGCTAGTCCTCCTTCAATGAAAATATAACCTTCCATAAGACAAATGGTAACCCAATTATCCCTCCTATGAAAAGAAGCAGAAGGCACAAAGATCTCTACCTTTTCATCTCCGATATCCCCCTTTAATAATTTAACTAAATCTGGAGGGCTTTCCTTCTCCCCCATATGAGATAATTCAAGAATAACCCACTGTTTGCTGCTGCTTTCAGTCATCAAAAAATCTCCGATCAAACTCTCTTACATCCTGTGCAGAAAAGTTCCGGAGATCGCTTTTAGTGGGGTTTAAAGGTCTTATAGAGTTCACATCATCTTCGTCTCCCAATTCTGGCTTTGCAGGCATATCAGGATTGACGAAATGTGAACCCGTCTGTGAAATGTCATTTGCCAAATCTCGGGCAACGTCAACATTATATCCAGACGGAATCGTAGTCGTATCGTCGTCTGTATCATCAGACGAGCTATCATCAGAACTATCTTCACAAGAATCGTTAGGATTAACTTGCTTAGGCGCGGTGCCTCTACCCCCTTGAACACTAGATGAGGAAAAAATAGTCCCATCATTTAAATAACGATGTAAAATAACCAACTCACAGGTCAAAACATTCTCATCTATTTTTTTGCTTGAACCCAAAATACGATCTGCTATCCAAAGAACATTTTCTCCCAATAGGTCAAATACCTTTTTAGCTTTTTCTTGGTCTACATAACCAATTCCTTCTAAGATATCCCAGGAGGCTCGATAAGAAGCCATAGCTGCGTCCGCTAGTCCTTCGTAGAAAGCGGGAGGGTCAACCATCCTTAACGTCTCTTCTGCCAATGACAGTGCTTTAGGGAGGTCGTCCTGAATATGCTCCAAAATGAGGTAATAATTAGAAACTGCACCAAGGCCCAGATGCTTTCTCGAATTTGCAGAAGTAACAGGTCCCGCCTGCGATACCCTTTCAAGGGCATTTACCATATCACGGATCTGTCCTCTTCCAAAAGAATAGATGATATCTAAAGCGTCCTCTGTATGTGAGATATTTTCCTGTTCACAGATCCATCGAAGACGATCAACTGCTTCCTCCCTTTCAGGTTCTTTGATTCCAAACATCATACAACGGGCTTTGATCGTGTTTCTAATCTTCTCAGGTTCCGTAGTACAGAACAAACAAACCAGTCGTTTGTCTTTGCTCCCCGTTACGTTATCTTCCATTGGTTTGAGAAGAGCGTCCATGGCCTGCGCTGAAAGACGGTGGCATTCATCTATCAGGTAAATCTTTCGATCCTTTCCACCTAAGGTATAATAATCAAGTTCATCTACGATCTGACGAATTTTATCGGCCCCCGAGTTATTGGCAGCATCCATCTCAATAAAAGAGAAGGAAGAGGTGCCATCTATGATCTCTCGACAAGACTCACATTGATTGCAAGGCTCTCCGGTATCCGGATCTACATCATCACAAAGCATTGCTCTAGCCAAAATACGAGCAGTAGTAGTCTTGCCCGTACCGGAAGGACCCGCAAAGATATAAGACTTATGAAAAACCTGATCTGTTGTAACTAATTTTTTAAGAACATCAACTGTCCCTTTTTGACCTACCACATCTTCAAATTTAAGTGGGCGATATTTCGTATCAAATGACATATTCGTAACCTAGCTCATTTTATATTAGATAAACGATGAAAATATAGAAGAATCGTAAGAAGCATTGCAAGAAGGATTTAACCAAAGACGCTCTTTGCAAGCGTTTTCCTTGCCCCTAGTTGTTCCTCCCTCCACTCGTGATATATTACCATATCCACCCATAGTTTTCCAGGGAATACACTCCCAAGACTCTGGTAATTCATAATCCCCTTCGTAACCCGCAAGTATAATCTTCACGTCGGGATTATCCCCATGCTCTAAACACCACTCACCAACCTCAGAAGCCACTGAGTAGCTTTCATGAGCATAAGTGTCGTGTCTATCCTTATTCGCATAAGGAGGGTCTAAGAAGACTGCTACCGGAGTTGTATTGAGAAGAATATTGTCTCCAACAACTCTTTTCCAATTCCCACAAGTTACTCGGGTATTTCGGAGACGAGTTTCAAATTTAGCAAGCATAGCATCTACATCGAAAGTTTTACCATGCACACCTCTAGGAGAATAGACGCAGGGGATCGCTTTTTTCTGTTTTACAAAAGCATCTCCAATAGCAGCTCCCATTCCCCATATCCACCATGCTGCTATTTTTACATCATGGAAATGTGGATCTGTCCTAAGAATATCCGTTAGGTCTTCTCCATGTAAACGTGCCTCTAACTCTCCCCTTTGAGATTCTACCCATTCGGAACGAGCATGAAGATCCAACTCATTCATGGGCCAATCAATTATAGGTTTTAATTCTTCAGGATTCCACTTCAAGGTTCTCCAGGCATTTGTTATCATACCATCGAGGTCGTTTAGTATTTCCAATTCTAACGCTTCCGGTCGTGGGTTAGCCAAAGAAATGGCGGCGGACCCTACGAAAGGCTCGATATAGGATCGAACTTCTCCAAATCGATCCCAGACCAAATCCGCTATAGAGGATTTACCTCCAAAATAAGGGAAGGGCGCTTTAAGTTGTGGCATGAAAACCTCTAAAATCAAAAGGTAAAAAGGGGCGACCCATCTTAATGAGCCGCCCCTATGATTCTAGTTGGGAAATTAGAGGTCTGACATTAGATCGTCAAAATCATCGGAATTACTGCCTTTAGCTGCGGCATTTGACCCCGAACTTTTCTTGGCAGTCTTATTCGTGCCCTTACCGGATTTAGAGGTAGGAGGAGTTGGGGTATTCTGAGGGAGTTGGAGCGTAGCAATTTTTGCCAGGCCAGTTTTCCAACCCAACCCATGACGATTCACGGTCGTAGGGAAAACCATAAGCTCAGGGCTCCTAAGCTTCCAGGACATGTCTCCGGTACGCTCGTTCTCAATACCGTAAGCATGTTCTAATAGATGGTCTACCCATGCCTCTCGTTGAGACATATCTAGGTCAGCCCATGCATCTGCGCCAATCTCCATCATATAGTCGAAAGGCTCTTCCATGAAAGGCTTGTACTTGGCAGTAACTTTGCCAATCTTACCAACGATGGGGACTCCATCACTTTTGGAAGCTTTTTCTTTGAAAACACAACAAATCTTAGCTCCAATAAGATCTGCGTGGTACTTCATGTATGATTGAACAATATCGTTGACTTCGTCTGCAATCCAATAATCTTGTGCCATAATAGTGGCTCCTTGTTTTTCGGTTCGTGTTAATTATTACCCAAAAAGGGGTCCTGCTCTATTTGAACTATTGAGAGAGTAAAAAAGTTCCGATCCAAATTGTTGCCGGAAACTTTCTTCTCCCAATCTCTCCCATGAATCGGAAGGGTCACTTCCGCCATATGAGACTTTCTCAATGATATCGAAATCTCTCCGATATTCTCTATAAAACTTGTTAAAAAACTTCTCCCCCTGTTCATCATGATCGAACATGATATGTACTCGATCTACATAACGTTTAAGAAATGTGATCTGTTCAGGGTTCAACGTAGCTGTACCACAACACAGTGTATTTGGAAAGACCCTTTGCATTGGAAACAGATCAAAGATCCCTTCCACCAAATAAACTTCTCTAGTCTCCCATATATGAGGCATGGCCACATTAGTCCCAAAAAAGAGAGCGTCTATGTCTGCCCTCAGTGTATACAACTTCCAATAGTCTTTGATCTTGGGGTCTGGAGTTCTAATCTGAAGAGCCTTTTTAATTCCGATAGCATTGGTCATAGGGAAAAGGAGTTTACCTTTCAGCTTAACTCCTTTACCAGACTGCTTCCAATAATGCAACTCTTCTTCAGTTGCTTTCTTAGGATCTATATAAGGAGGCCACTCATCTTCTGGGATGTATCCTAAGTTGAGGTCTGTAATTTGATCTTCTGAAACTCCTCGGGACGCCAGATATCTAAGAGCTTTTTGGCTTTTAGATATGTGTTTTGCCCCTTCTTTAAAAATTTGGTCCAGATAAAACTTGCTCATTTCATTTCTCTCGTACTAATCGTTTTAGATATTCGTCTAATTCTTTTTCTGTCAATAACCTTTTCTGTGACTCTAACAACTCCTTCCAAGAAAGTAGAAGAATTACTGGACCTTGTGAGAAGTTTTAAACTGCATTCGTTATTGGGTTCTAAAACCATAATACAGTCTTTGATATTTAATCCTTTAAGGCGTGCTTTGAACCCTGTAGCATCTATGCTAGTAAGGTCTTCTGTATTTTGGAAACGATAATTACTCATTTGCAGACTCAGTATTATTATCCTCTTCCTCTACCTCTTCCCCTACTTCTTCTTCGGTTTCGTGCTCTGGCTCGGGGAGACGGACTACGACCACCCCTCTTTCTGCATTATGAAGGAAAATAGTAATATTCGTGTCAATTCTAGTTAATATCCCCACAAACGAGGGGTGCGCCGAAAAAACAATATAGGGTCCTAGAAATTCATTTAAGAATACTGGTCTGGTATCTAGCATCCCAACAACAAAATGCTCTTTTTCCCACTCTTTTAGAGTATTCAGATCCGGAAGTTCGGAAACTCCACCCTTACCTGAGGGATGAACCAATATACCAGTTTCTTGAAGGGCTTTATATCCTCTAGGACCACACATGATTTGAAACATGGAGAGATCATAGGTCAAAAAATACTCTTTGATGTCGTCGATCTCATTTCGAGTAAATGAATCCATCATGGCTACGCCGCCCCACTTATTTTCACAACCCTCTATAAATATCTGGTCGACCAATTCTGCATGAAACGCATCTTCATCCTGAGGCTCTAATTCAAAGAAATTGGTAGGGACACCTACCTTAGCGTTTCCTACACACTGAACCTTACCACGGGAAGTAGACACAAAAAAACTGTCTAGATCCTGATGAGGATTCATACGCATAGTGAGGGGAGTTTTTAATCCCGCCTTCTTCTCTTTCATTTTCTTGCGATGAACTTCCGTCGAAAGAAATTTAGTGAGTGCTGACATTAGTAATTACCCCAGTCCCATATTTCGGATTGCACAACTTATTCGATGAAGTTGAAAAACGAACCAGACCCAAAAGGCTTGATACCATTTTTGGTCCCAACTATAAACCTTCTCTTCTAGAACCCACTGTAATGCAGCTATGTCCTTATAGCTGTTGGCCACCACAACTTCATCTTCCAGTTTTTCTTCAAAGTCACTTTGAATGCTTTCCCTAGTATTTTTACAGGAAAAATAAGGACAGTTCTTGGCGGTTTCTTCATCATCGCAGATAAAACCTTGCCATTCCTCTGGGTTCTCCGCAGCAAGTAGACATAAACCTATCTCCACTTCCTCTCCCTCTTCATTGGTGGAAGTATGTCTATAGTTGTTTACACAGTTCTTAGGACACTGGCTCAATTTTTCCTTGTACTGACGAGACAGATACTTTCTCTTTACGGTTCTTAACTTCTTTTTAACTTCTTTATTAGAATGCATCTTATCCCTTTCATTAATTTGACTGTTTCGATAAAACTAAGGCTCCAGAATTATCTAAAGTAGCTTCATAGGCGGTGTCTGCATATTCCAGAAAACTTTTGTTGTGCGTTATCAGCAATACATCTATATCTAACTCATCACACATTTTCTGAATAAATTCTCCGGCATTTGGAACATAATCAGAAGATAAAGCCGCAAGACTTTCATCCAATATCAAGTATCGTGCTAATTTCTTTTTCAGAAGCACCAGAAGGCGCAGGAGAAGACTTTCGACGCTTGTTACCCCACCGCCAAAGCTTTGAAGACACTGACCTCTAATACCATCCTCAACCGTTTCAAAATCAACCCAGACCTTCCCCCTTTTCTGGTCTACGGCAACATCAAAAGATATATCCTGATCATGGAAAATTGTCTGTAAACCTTCGGTGACGATTTCAGAAAAACTCTCTGCATATTTATGAACGTATTTGTCAAGTAAGAATTTGAATAATTCTTCTACTTTTTCTAAAACTAAAATCTCTTCCCTAGATTCTTCTATCTCTTCTTTATAGGATTTTTCTTGTTTTACCAATACATCATAGGTGGCCGAAACTCTATCAGACCGCTTTATCAGATCTTCGTATTTATTTAGGTCTTCATCAAGCATTATTATAACTCCAAAAAAGCCCCCTCCCACTCTTTAAAGAAGGAGGAGGCCATTCACTTATAGTATGATGTCTTCTCTGAGAGTCATCAAGCAAACCTTAGTATCGCCTTCGGGAGTTTCCTCATAGAATTTGAGGTACTTCTCTGTAGGACTATATGCCAGATGAAAATCTTCTCCAAAAGATCCCAGTGCTTTCGTCAACAAAGGGTGTGCTGCTGAAAATTCCAAGTCAGCCTGACCTCTGGACCGATTACAGGGAACAGAAACCGTTGCGTTTTTTCTTTCCGCAAAAGTTCTCATACTCATATTGAGTACCGCAGTGTCTCCCGTACCCGTAACTTTTAGCTTCAAATACTTATCATTTTCATCTGCGGTAGCTAGAAGAGCGCCGATTGCTTGCTTCAGACGATCTTTATCTAGCGACCAAACATCTTCCTCTACCAACGTATCAGGAATTCCTTTGAACAAGGGAAGGTCATGACGTTGTTTAGAAAAACCAAAGAAAGAACCGGGGCTAGTTTCGAAAAAGAACACGGTATCTGTAGCTCGGATTTTAACTCGAAAGTCATCTTCTTGCCTTTTCAAATAAGTACGGGCAGGAGCGATCTGTTCTTGACCAATCTTCCAACCTGTATCAAGTTTGGGGCAACAATACAGCGCCATTAGTTTGGCGTCCGTACCAAAAAATTGACCGTCCCTTACCTGTGCTACTTTCAACTTTCCAGTTGGGTCTGAATTCGTAATAGAATCCGATACCATAGGAGAAACAAAACCAAGGGACTCTAGAATGGTTCCTACTTCTATCTCAGAAACAACCTCAGAGTTCTTATAAGCGGTTTCAAATCGCTTGGAGGGGAACTTGTTGTGGTCCTTAATGGAAGGGAAAGGACTTTCTACAGAGCCACATTTGAAAGTAACTTGATCCCCATTCAACCCAATCTCAATAGTATCTTCGATGACGTTAGAAATCCATTTAGAAAGACGAGACTCTTTTACCGCAAAAACTCCCTCACCTTTGGTTTCTTCTACGCCATCTTCGTCAGTGAGAACGATATTGGTATAGACCTGATTATTAGAGGCTTTGATTGTAAGCTTGTTTTCTTCTACTTTAAACAGGATCGAAGACGTGATCTCTCCATCTTTTTGTACAGATGAAGACAATACTTTCAGGCAATCCTGCAATACATTTTTATTAATTACTACTCTCATGGTAGTCTCCTATGCTTCTTTTACTAGTAATGATGATGAGGGGTTTAATTGTCATATTTAGACAAGGAATCTTCCACTTCGGAAAGGGCAGTCTCGAAAACTGCGATCTTTCCATTCAAGATCCTCTTTTTCTCTACGATCAAGTCCGGTAGGTCTTCCAATGAGAATCCCTTTGCCTCTGCTTTTTCATTGAGCTTTTTCAACTTTTCTTGGGCAGCATTAAGGACTGCCATTTTCTGAGCACGATCGTTAACCAACCGTTCTCTCTTTTCCTTAGCTTTTTTGATTCTATCTTCAAACTCTTTCTGTTCACTCATTTAGTATTCCTCTTCATTTCTTTGGGGTAAATTACTCGGATTTCAGACTATCAAACCCAATATGTGTTGGGCCTTTCTTCTTAAAATCTGCTTCGATTTGAGGTTTTTTGCTATTACTAGCCCTCTTTATCTTATTAGCTCTCTTCTGACTTTGACGCTCACTACAGATTTGTTCATAAGGACACCATTGACAGTGTGAATAATGTGGGTTAGCCTTGAAACGTCTTTTACGGATATCTTCAATGACTTCCTCGATTTCCATTTTTAATTCTTTGATCTTAGCCCGCTCTACTGGAATCCAATCCATTGCTAGTTCGGGATCATCTGCAAAACGATAAAAATAAAAACCCATTTTATCTGGTAGCTTTTTATAGCGGAGATAAAACATTAGGGCATAATAATATAGCTGTTGAACATCTACATATTTTTCGCGATGCTTCGAGGCTTTTCCATCAAGTAAAAGAACTTGTCCATCTTGGCGGCGGATAATAAAGTCGATATATCCCAACAAAAAATCCGAGGATCCAAAACGAACTTTAATATTCACTTCGCTCTTAGCATAAGGACCTAAGAAACCTTCTCTCTTGATCCCTTCCAGCACTTTTGGTACAATCTCATAACACTCTTTAAGAGGTTCTGTTGAAGTAGCAAAACGACATCGAGGATCATTGAAATCCACATAATTATCCGCAAGGAACTCATAGTAATACTTCTCAGTACGTTCAATTAGCGTGTCAGAGGTTTTTCCACCTCTTCTCCACAACTCATCGTTGTAAAAATCTTCATAAACCCTCTGAACTACCGATCCAATAATAGCATTATGCTTTGAATCCTTGACAGGAGGTTCTTGTTTTTTTACACGCTTCAAGTCATATTGCTTAGAGCAAGTTTTATATTGTTTAAACGCGCTATATGATAACCATATACCCATATTAGTTTACCTCTTAAAAGACACTTCCTAAACGTATAGGCGTGCCGGTTCAATTCCACTCAATTATCTTTAGGACTGGTCATAAAAAATTCTCCAATTCCCATTTCATCTGGTAATTCTTCTTCTGACTCCAAAGGAACATAGCGATCATCCCATTGATCATAGGTTTCCCTAGTATATTCTGCTAATCGTTCTTCTGCGATTTGGGCATACTCAGGATTAAGTTCTACTCCCACGGAATCCCTACCTAATTTTAGGGACACAAGTGCTGTGGTAGCTGCTCCCATAAAAGGATCGAGTACCGTACAAGGGACTATCTTGTGGTCTTCACAGGTACAGGTAGGTTCCCACCCTTTCTCTGTTCCTTTATAATTTTGGGAAGCAGAGTGCCCTTTTTTAAGTCGAGTGCCGTCATCGTTTTCGAGATCTATTTCTGAGGTTTCAAAACCGCCACCCTTGGTTTGAGGGGTAGGAACTCCTTTTTTACCAAGGATACCTTCAGGGTTTCCGGGATGATCCATTTGACGGACATAAGGTGCGCCGCATTGAGAACAACATCCTTTCTCAGAAGTTCCCGCTTTCACACAAGGTTCTACTAACGATTCAGGTGCCGTTGCGAAATGAGCACCCCTATAAGAACTTGTTCCTATACACCAAACGTTTCTTCGGTTCCGTCCCCCAGCTACAGGAGACATAGAGGGCATACTTACTCCATTTCCTGAATACGCCATATTTTCACTGTCCGCATAACTACCCACGTGTCCCATCTCTTTTCTTTCTTCCCAGGATCCCCTTCCGTCAATTGCAGTAGCGGGTGTTTCCCTAATAGCAACATGGTCGTAGAAATATTTTTCAGACTTGGTTAGGAGGAAAAGGGACTCCGAGGATGTAGTGCATCGATCCTGGACTGATTCCGGCATACAAGTACCAACATGTAAATTCATGTTGTCTAATGCTGCTCGGGCTTTTTCGGGAGAGATTCCTGCCATTCTCATGGCCTTCCAAGCTTCATCTTGAAAATCATCCTGACCACTTATACCCTTTGCCCATGTTATTTCTTGTCGGAGATACCAACCGTCTGCTTGTAATGCAAAAGCAGCGCGCCAGGGAATACCAATGAGATCTTTTGGTTTGATCACACTGTGCCCCCCTAAATTGGCAGAGGCGGATTCAAAATGATATTTGCTTTCATCATTTTTTCCACTTACATTTCCGTTATGAGACTTGACTGTCTTACGGTTTCCCCTTGAGTATGAGTCCCCTATATTCAACCAAAGAGTTCCATCCCCTCTTAGAACTCTTCTTGCTTCTCTCATTACTTCTGTGAGTGCAGCAACAAATTCTTCGGGGCTTGGCTCCATACCTATCTGAGCATCGTTTCCATAATTTCTAAGCCCAAAATACGGTGGGCTTGTCCAAATCATATGAACACTTTCATCTTCCAGAGTCTTTAACTGCTCTCGACAATCCCCTACCAATATTTTCCAGTCTTTTTTTGTCACGATAATCTCTCTTAATCCTTTAAAGCGAAAACAGCATGTTTATGTCTCCAAACTTTATAGTTTGATCCGGTGAGTGTCTGGAGGTTTTTGACAGTGAATCCCTTTTGGAACGTTCCTGTTCTAGTTAAAATGCCATCATTGAAAGGAGTACCATTCCCTGTAGGGATATTTTTTGGATGTCTGACTGCAATTAATACCTTGGTTCCCAACTTATTGAGATCCGATATAACTTCTTCTCGTTCCTGAGGATCCTCTATGACGTTAAGAACATAAGAACAAAGGACCCAATCAAAGTGACCTTTAGGTCGATCTGGAAAGTAATGAGGATCATATCCTAGAACTTCCCAACCGCCCTCAGAAAAGGCTTCGATGTCTTTGCCATGTCCACAACCATAATCCAAAATAAAGGAAGGTTCTTCGTTCTCCATAAGCCATCGACAAGGCATTGAGGCATTGCTTCTACGCATAGCAGTTTTGTATCAGGGAATAATATCAGTCATTATCTAACATCGCGTCTTCGAGATACTTAATTGCTTTGCTCTGTACTTCACCTCTAAAAGATGAAAGCGATCGGATGGTGGTAAAAATATCATCCTCATCCTCATCTTCTGCGCTAGCAGTTAAAGAGGAGATGAATTGGTCGATATCTCTTTTCTCATTTTCGAGACGGCGGTGTCTCTCTAGATCAAAAATGTTATCGCTATCTTCCACTTCATACTCAATAGCTTCAGTATTAATAGAGACAATTCCTTCCACATCTTTGCCTATCTCAATATATCCGAAACGTGGAATGCGAGTCAGGTTATCCTGTACCAAAGAACCCCGAGTCATTGACCCTAGATTCATAAAGGTAGTTCCCTGAACCTTCTGAATACCTTGGTCCACATGAAGGTGGCCAAATACAAATAAGTCTGGGCTGCATTCCGATAGGTCAAAATAGGAAAGGCTTTCTTCTGTGCCCGCAAATAGTAACTCTCCTTTGGGAGTTGCACTTGCATGAACACAGGCGATCAAAACATCCTCATCTCCCCTATCAACATCAAAATCCTTTGGTTCATAATCGCTTCTATAGGGGAATCCCAGAACTCTCACTTTCAGATCCCCATCTTCAAAAAGGTGATCTGTCATCTGCGTAAAAATGCCTGCGGAGAAAAGAACCTGTAGAGGTTGCCTTTCCAAATAATTGATATTGTTATAGGGAAAATCATGGTTGCCGGGATTCTCATAGATCGGACAGTCATAAAACTGACGATGCAAATCAATAACCCTTCTCACCATTTCATGCGAGTTCTTAGTAGCTGCTTTAGCATGGAAGAAATCACCATTGTCTAGAACAGCATCACAGCCGTTACTAGAGGCAAAGATCCCAACTTGCTTGAGCTTGTCTAGGCAAGTGGTTAAGTAATCGTCTACGCGGCTCTGAGGGGCTTTGTCATGGACATGACAGTCTGTACGCACTGTAAATTTAATCATTCCCCTACCTCAACTCCACAGACGGGACATTCTCCCGCGTCTACTAATATAGAATGTACTTCGTTGGCTACATCTTCTATATCCGAATTCAACGTTTCAATTTCGGACTTTAATTGGGGTATCGAATCCAAACATCGCTGAGAATCTTCTAATAATTCTTCCAATTCTTGATATTCATCATAAAGCTCTTGAATATCATTAGGCTCTGGGATATCAATATCAACTAGGCCGTCATAAATAGCCACATCTTTTTGAGCAGAGGTAACATGACTTTGGAAAACCGTTAACGTTCTTAGGAGGTTGATCAAATCAGCTTCATCGAAAGTTGGAATTTCAATATTGGAAAGACCCTCATATCTCTCCACAATCAAGGTCTGTTCTGACGATATATCGTAAAAAGCTTCAAAAGCTTTGAGAGCAGAAAGGATACTGTCTCCATCCCATTTAGGAATAACTAATTCTTCTAATCCGGTAAGGGACGTTACAATGAGATCAGCTTCATCTTTCTCTTCTTTAAGGGTATCTAGGTGACGAATGTCTTCTTTAAATTCGCCTATATCATGATGCTGTGTTTTTAATTCTTCTACTTGTCTCATATCGTCCTCTAACTCGTCATAATTCTTTAACTCTTCTTGCGTGGACGCCAGATCCTTTTCTCTTAGTCGTACTACTGAGTCCAGGTTCTTACGGTCTTTCTGGCAATTTCGGAAAGCTACTTGAACCTCAGACAGACGCCCAATATCTGAAATAATCTCAGCTGCTTCGGATCCTGTAACTTTTGAAGGGTCCAAAAGAAAAATTGGATTAAACTGAGAAGCTACTTGAACACTGATCTTGGACCTACTAGATTCGATATCTCTAAACCCAGCTTCCCCAATATGTTCGGGTGATCCACGTCCAACATTTTCTAATTTTTCCCCATTAATTTCATAGTCGTTATGCCCTCCCCCTTTTTTCCAAAGGAGATCTATTTCAGGACATTGGATATGAACTTCGGTATGGTGTTCATCTTTACGAACAAAGGAATCACCTTCCAGATTAGTAAGAGCGCCGTCTATGGCTCTAACAATTGCACTTTTCCCTATATTAGAACGCCCTACAATGGTAGTGAAACCCTTGATCTCTAAGTCTACTTCTTTGATACTTTGAAAATTTTTAATCTTTACTTTCATGATAGTGATCCCTCTTTTCTAATTACATAAAAATCCCCCACACCCATAAAGGCATGGGGGATTTAAAAGAATCACTCGTCCTGATCTTCATCGTCTCCCATATCATGTTCTTCTACCATGATATCGTCATCGCTTACCTTACCCGCCTTCTTAAAACCTTTGGAGAAGGAAGCAACTTGCTTAACGATCTCCTGGAAATCATCGGGATTTTCCAATAGATATTCACGAAGGTTTTCCTTACCTTGTTGCTTGACTTCTTCGCCTTGCGCGTTGGTGAACGTGTACCAAGCTCCACCTCTCTGTAGGACATTTCGAGAGTCTGCGATGTCAATAACAGAACGGACATTATCAATACCCTCTCCATAGCGGATTACGAACTCCCCACTATGTCCCTGATGCCGACTAACTTTGTTCTTGACATTCTTGGCACGAACAATATTGGAAATAGGCTGCTTGTCACTTTTACCTGTCATCTCATTTTCAACCTGAGAATATTCAGTTCTGCAACGTTTGACCATCAGTCTCAGAGAAGCATAGTATTTGAGAGCACGCCCTCCACTAGTTTCTTCGTCAGGACCCGTATCATACATGGAAGTCTTGATTCTTGACCTCAACTGATTGATATAAATTAGAGCAGTTCCGCTTTCCTCAATCCCTTTTACAATCTTGGGAAGAAAGGAACTCTGGAGACGGGCAATGTGACCAAGCTGACCTGTAGAAGAAACGTCGTTATCTTCAATGTCTTTTTGGGGCTTCATAGCAGCCACAGAGTCAACGATAATTAAATCAACCCCACTCTCTGCCATCGCCTTGATGATCTCGGCACCTTCCTCCCAGTGAAGAGGCTGGACCAATAGAAAGTTTTCACTTTGGATATCCAAACCCAAATCCGCAGCATAAGTAGGAGCGAAAGCGTGCTCATAATCTAGAAAACAAACAGACCCTCCTTCTTTCTGACATTGAATGGCAGTGTGAATGGCAACCGTGGTATTATGACTAATGAATCCATTGGACCAGAACGAGTGAGTTTCTGGAAGGCTCACGTCGAAAGTGGGAACATCTTCTTCGGTATCAATAGAGACAACAGGGGAAAAGAAATAGTCCTTATCCAAAAGATCCTGCAACTGGCGCGCTACTCTCATCCCTTCTGGATTAGTTCGACCCTCTAAAACTTCCAATATAGAAGCTAGACGAGTTCGGGAAGGATTAGCTCTTCCTGACATATAGTCACCAAAGAGACGATTATCGCTTCTATTGGTTCCCTCAGTATGAGTATAAAGAGTTTTCAGAAGACCACTAATATTAGGTACGCCGTCAACATTGGAATTGAAAGGTCGATCACTAAAATTAGCAATAGACTCTTTTCGTTGTTCCGAAATGAATCCAATCTCTTCTGCATATCGAGAGGCATATTCTCCTGCCCAGGTCAATCTCCAATAGTCATTATCCGGGTAGTTTTTCACCTTCTTCTCACTGAGGACACTAAGGTATCCCATAGAAAGGAGAATCAATTGAACTTGATCCAAAAGCTCTTTGCTAGCAGAAGTTACTTCGATAGCTCTCTTAGTAGAGTCAATATGGCATTCTAAGTCCACATAAGCTCTCAGAAACGCTTCCTGAACTTTGCGAGTACCTTGACGTACGCAAAAGGGAACTTCCTTTTCAGAAGCTACCACGTAGTCCAGACCATATTTGGTTGCTACCTTATCTCTAAGAGATGTAGAATTGATATGATGGTCAATTGTATCGGAATCAGATTTGGAATAGGAAAGGATCGGGGTAGAGGACCCAAATAGATTCTTAGTAATCTGATAATAATCCGAAATAATGTCTTCGTCGCTATTGGAAAAACCAATGCGATCTTCAGAAGTAAGGGAACCGTCCGCTACCAAGTATCCCAACCAGCGAGATTCTTCTTCTGAGATTTCACATTTGGAAGGAAAATTTCCTTTGGACATTAGGACCAAAGCATCTCCTACTCTAATATCTTCTGCATTCTTCCAGACGATATTTCCTTCAGGGGACATAACTCTGAGAGGATGATTTCCAGTTACTCCAACTTTCATTCCCAGTTGGTTCTGGATGTCAAAGACTTTCTGTTCACCATTCCAGGTCAAATGAGAAGTGGATTCCATTTCGCCATTTTCATTTAGAAGACGAACTTCGTGTTCTTCGATCTTCTCAGTAGTTTCGATAGGCTTTCCGCATTTCTCGAAAAGTTCTTCGATAGTAAGCATTCCATATTCGGAATGAACGTAAGTGCCCGCACGGACGCATTTTCCCGAGCCTTCTGGGCCGAAGATCTCAGTGATCCTCCCCCTTGGGATTCCAGGACACCTCTTCTCACCGCCTTCGGTTCGATATCCACCAATAAGGTAATCTAACACAATAGAACCCGTAGGAATGCAAGGAATTGGCTCTGTGCCATCCCCCATTTCTACAACGGATTTTTTCATGTCAACAATTTTACTTTTCTTTAGGGATTTGAGAGCTTTTTGAAGATTGCTCATAATATTCCTCGTTTCGTTTTAGTTCTGTGATGGGTTCTTGACTTTTGCTGTCATTACCCTTAACGTATTAGACCTATCTAAATATGCCAATCTTTATTCATCATCTTTATCAGTATCATAAAGATAATCATATTTAGATGTGTCTAGTTGATAATGCTTGTCTCCTTCTTGATAGATAATTCCCACTTTATCTACCCTTCCGGTATCCTGTTTAGTTACAGTCTTAGCAAACATGTGGTGTTCTCGGGGAGTCAAGTCTTCTTCTTCGATTTCTTCTAAAAGAAAGAGCCTAAATCTCCATGCAAGCCAACCAATAATAATAGCATCTGCAATATTATGGTTCATTCTAGTTTGAGCATCTAAAAGCATCTTAGCTGCATCTACCATATCGCTTTTGAACATTTTTCCGGAATCGTCTAAAATACCTCTAGCATACGATTTAATTCTTGTGGGAAGAAACGTTGCAAAAGGGATTCGATGATTAAAACAGATCTCAGAAAATGAGATCCAAATAGGGTATAGACCTGCGGACCATGAAGCATTATGAGGAGGTATTTCAATCCCAACATAGTCGGGCTTGTATTTCTCTACTACTTCCTTTATTCCTTCTCTTAGCTTGGCATAGCGAACAACAAAAAACTCTTTGGACTTCGTTTTAATACGGCCAGAATCAATGAGACGATCCTCACCTTGTTTGGACATATCAAGTACCGCCCATCCAGTGTCCGTTAAACTTGGGTCTATCCCCATTACGATCATAAATCAGATCCTCATAACTTCCTGAAAGCTTTGCTAAACAGGTTAGGTTGGTTTCGGCGTTCCCACTCTTCCCTCATAAGGTCAACGACCTTGTGTGTAGGATGAAAGGGGAACTCTCTTTCCTCATAAGAATCTTCCAGTGCCGAAACTGTCTGATTATATAGCTCTTTATCAGATATCGCAGCGAAGCGAAGCCTCTTATTGTACTCTTCTTTTAGATGATTAAGATGAGAAGGGTTGGTCGCGTTTAGTATCGTTTTGGGCATAATAGTGGCCCCTCGTATTTGTTTTAGGATAAAAGAAAAAGGGGAACCCGGTGCGGGCTCCCCTTAAGAGTAAACTTTAGCTTACTCAATTCCCGCCATCAGGTCGTCATAATCAACGTCTGAGGAGGCATCTGGGGCAGGTGAAACATCGTCCCCAAAGTGGTCCTTCAATTCGTCAATTGGAACTTCTCTCCCGATAGAGAGACGATCTTCCATCGCCTCGACAGTTTCGAGAATCTCCTGACGGAGTGTATCTCGTTGCTGCCAAATTGCTTCTTTTGGCGAAATTCGGAAAGTTAATTTCTGAAAGGTGTCATCCTCGCAGTCGACTTTCAGATCATATTTGGTAAGAGGGAAGTCCCCATGTAGATTTGCCATCTTACGGTATTTATCTTCCCCGAAAGTCCATGGCTTAACATCGTACTCAAAAGGCTTAATAGGATTGCCTTGTCGATCCGTGCGATATTGCACGATAAAGGTTCCAATTTTTCTTTTGGGGGGTCCCAACTTAGATCGAAGGTAATCATTATCTAGGATATATCCTTTACCCTTAACATAATGAATCTCCTCTGCTACCATCTTTGGAGTATCCTCGTCACTCATTCTCAATTCGCCGGTTTGTTCATCCTTGTAAAACCAGCAAAACGAAATGAGGTCGGTTCTGTTACGCTCTCCTCGATAGTATTCAATGTCTCCACCAGACATAATCTTTTTGTCGTTTTTTCCAAATCCAATCAAATTGCTACTCATGGTTCATCTCCACGAAATGTGACTTTGCTAGGTTAGGACGGGGCATAGTATGCAGGTCTTTACCATTGCTTATTCACTTGTTTTTTATTATCCTCTTTCGAGGCTGACCAACCTTTTGTTGGTCTATTATAGTAACTATCAACACTTAATTGATATTCACTTTTTATGACTTTTTTTACACTTTATTTTAGTGTCATGTTGGAAGTCACTTCAGGGATCAGACTTCTTCTGTTTCCGCATCTTCTTCAGAATTTTGATCTTCTACGCAACATGCGAGTCGAAGATCAACATTTACGGGGTCTTGCTCTCCCTTAGAGATAGCAAGGACTTCGCCCCTGGCTGCGTGAGCAGCTTTCTTAACTGTCATAAGAGCTTTGCGTGCTCTAGTAGCAGAAACCTTCGTCTTAGCCGAGTAGGCGTCTCTAAGGTCGTCTGCTGCTTCTTCGAGTGCTTCGATCAATTGTTCCACTGATGTTGCCATGGTATTACTCCTGTTGTTATTTTAACTTTTCATTATATGCTCTACACAGTTTCTATGTAAGCACTACCCGAACGATTCAATGACATTCGGATATTCCAAATAAACCTAAAAAACTGCTCTTAAATGCCGCTTAGTAGGTCTTCTACATCTACTTCATCTTCAAATACGGCAGACGATTCCTTACTGGGATTAGCATCCATCCCTTCCAAAACCGTATCGAAATCCGTATCATCTTTTTCACCTTCGCCCCCAAACAATTCATCATAATCTTCGGGAACTTCGGAGTTCTCTTCTACGGGCAGCATGGTATCAAGATCAATATCTTCATCCTTCATGGGAGTTGAGGAATCTGATTGGTCTCCCCAATCTCCACCGATCTTAATCTCGTCCTCTACCAATCTAATTTGAAGTCTTACATCTCTGTTAATATCTTTCAGTTCTCTAAGTTTAGATTTAATGATCGTTTCTACATGTCCCAAATCCGTCAGGTTGGCATTACAATCATTAATCTCATCTTTGAGATCTTGAAGAAGATCGCCTACTTTGGCTTCTCGGTCTCTAACCGATGAAAGAGAAGTGACCTTAGTGTCATTAGACATTAAATCATTGGACTTCATTTCATACTCAGCTTCCAACTTTCCAAGTTGTCTTTCATATTTAAGCTGCTCCCGGCTTACTTCCCGCTCAAACTTCTGAATCGTATTTGTCATATTGCGAGTTTCTGCTACCATGTTGTTTAGAAATTTTGGACCCCTTTGAATCGGGTCATAATCTAAATCAACATTGGATTCTTCAATTATTTCAAAAATATCTTCTATGCGTTTATCGTCCACTCTCTACCTCCATCGCAGTTTCTTTCAGGGCGTCGGTATTTACCTCTGATTTCTTCTGCAAATTTTCAATGAGCATCCCATAATTTTTGGACACTGCATTCTGTTCCACCTGAATTTCTCTGAGATCAACGGATCTTCTAGATCCTAAATCTGCGTACAAATCTTTAGTTACTCGTTCCGCTAAGATAGCCTCTGCCATCCTAGCTTCCTCCATTGACCAACCCTCATCTTCACCACACTTAACCGTGTATGAGACGAATGAAGAGCTCTTGATACCACTATTACGGGTTTCAAGGGAAAAGGAAGACGTTATTGTCTCCACTCTCATGCTATCTTTAATTGTATTGGGGTCTAAAGGTTTTGTAGAAGTCATCTTATCCTCTCGTTATAATTCGTGTAGTGACGCATCACCACAGGAACGAATGAGAGGGGTTGATTACTTCCCAAAAAGTTCAGAAAGTTCTACTTCTTCGGGGATCTCATCTTCGCTTTCTAAGGGTATATAATGTTCATCTAATTGATCATACGTTTCTCTAGTATATTCAGCTAAACGATCTTCTGCTATTTGAGCGTACTCAGGATTCAATTCAATTCCGATCGAGTTTCTACCTAACTTCTCAGCGACAAGTGCAGTTGTAGCTGCTCCCATGAAAGGGTCTAAGACTGTACAAGGGATAGGTTCATTAGGTTCACATTCGCAAGTAGCTTTCCAACCTTTTTTAATAACCTGCTCTAAAGGTGCTCCACATTCAACGCAGCATCCACCTGCTGACGTTCCTATCTCGATGCATTTCGTTACTAGTGCTTCGGGTGCCGTAGCAAAATGAGTGCCCCTGAAAGGCTTTGTGGGGATACACCATACATTGCGTAGATTTCGTTTTGGGGTCATTTCACATTGATCTTCATTTCCTCTAACCACATTAGCACCTTTATAGGATAAGCGCGCCTGTCTCTTAAAACCATTTCCAGAAGGAGGGTCACTTACGCTTGCTTCTTTAGCTGCGATATAGTCATAAAAATATTTGCTTGACTTTGAAAATAGGAACAGATGTTCATGCGCACTTGAAGGACGATCTCGGACTGATTCAGGCATTGGGTTTCCAGCGTAAAGATCAAGATCTTTCGTCATTCTAGTAGCTACTTCCGGACTGACTCCGTTATTGATAGCTACTTCATAAACCCTTTGAGCGAAGTCATCTTGACCACTAATTCCTTTGGCCCATATAATATTTTCCAGCTTTTTTTATCCGTCACTTGAACCTTCCGGGTTTAGCATGTGTTCTAGTACCTCAATACTTCTTTTGGTATTAGACGGAGTGTCGCGCTTTCCGATCCGGTCCATTAACCCTTCAACCACTTCTGAAAAATTAGGGTGTCTTTCACCTTCAGAACTCACAGAATACCAATGACTATACCCCTCCCTATCCCTATAAAGGGAACCTCCAAATAATTGGAGAGATCCTGCCCAGGTTTGTGAAGCGATGTGAAAATCTAAACTGAACTTAACTAACTGGTCCAGTGTTACATTATATATTTCTATATTACTAAATTCTAGGTTTTCTTCTATTGTTACTCTACAGTTAGGATAGTGATCTTCCATGTAGTTTTTGATCCTATCTTTCATTTTTCCCTCACTTGATAAGTTTTCTTAATTTCTCTCCGAATGCGGTATTTCTTTGGGACACTTCGTCATTTTGAATTGCTCTTCTCAGCGCCGACCATTCCCCGAAAATAAATACCTTCTTTTTGGCTCGGGTAACCGCAGTATAAAGTAGGTTTCTTTGAAGCTGAATGGAGAACTTGCGATGGAAGGGGAAAATTACATAGTCATATTCTTGTCCCTGGGCGCGGTGGATTGTGACTGCATATGAGAGCATAAGCAGACCTTTCGCTTTCTCATAAGGTATGTCGAGAAGCCGGGGAGAAGGCTCATCAAAAAGCTTGGTTCTGATTTTCTTAGCTTTTTTGTCTACCTCATAAATCTTTCCCACTTCTCCATTGAACACATCCAGATTATAGTCATTTTCCACGATCATTATTCGATCTTCCTCTCGAAAGAACTTGCCCTTACCCAAATTGACTTCTCTTTGACTCTGTCTTGGATTAAGAGACTCTTTAATCTTCTCATTTAAAATATCAACTCCCAAAGGACCTTTGTAAGTAGGACTAAATACCTGGAAAGTGGCGTCACCTTTACCCTTGTAAATCTTCTCTACTACATGAAGAATCCCCGACACAATTTTATCAGGGTCACTTTCTTCGATGAATCTGAAATCGGTTTTGGAAACCGTTGGGTCCCCAATCAACAGTTCCTTTCCTTGTTTGATTCTATGAGCGTTAACGACAATATCCGAAGCGCCCTGTTGACGGAAAATTTCGGTTAGATTAACTCTGTGAATTTTTCCGGAGTTAATCATTTCATGCAAAACATTGCCTGCACCCACTGAGGGTAGTTGATTATCATCCCCCACAAATACCAGAATGGTAGAAGGTTTAAGGGCAGATAACAGATGATACATCAAGTTCTGGTCTAACATTGAAATTTCATCAATGAGAACGGCGTCCGTAACATACTTGTTTTTCTCATTGAACTTCCAGCTTCCGTCTGGAGAATATCCAAGGGTCCTGTGAATGGTACCTGCGTCTTCCCCTACGACGGTAGAGAGTCGTTTAGCAGCAATTCCAGTAGGACTCATCAGTTTGAATTTCTTGCCGCTTTGTTTGAAAAGGCGGACAAGAGCCTTGGAAACGGTAGTTTTCCCTGTGCCCGGCCCCCCTGTTACTAGCAAAACCTTGTTCTCATTTAAGTCTCTAATAGCGCTTTCTTGCTCGTCACTAAACTGGAATTTATAAATCCGTTGATATTCTTCAATAAAATCATCGGTATTGATTTTGAGATCGTGGTCGTCGTCACTAAATTCTGAGAGCATACTAGCACAGTTCATCTCTACTTCATAATTCCATTTCAGATAGACCCGATCATCTTCCAATACAATTCGGTCTTTTGCCTCTCTTTCTTTTAGTGCAGCTTCCACATCGTTCTGTCCTAAGAATCTTCCAAAGGGCTCTATACCCTTCTTAGCAGGCATTCGATTAAGAGCCTTGTGTAGACCACTCTTATTTAGATAAAGGTGCCCTCGTTGCTCTGAGGCCACTGTGATAAGGTATTCAAGGAGGGAAGCGATCCGAAACTCTGAATCGGGTGCAAATCCCATCTGCAAAGCAATCTTATCTGCGGCAGGAAATGATACGTTTTCAACTAGGGCTAACTCATAAGGATTATTCTGGATAATATCCAGTGTCTTCTCGCCCAATGTAGCATAAATGCTTTTGACTAAATACGAAGGTAAACCCATTCCCAAAAGAGCCTGAGATACCTTACCAAACATTCGGGCTTGTCTCCATTCCCTAGCAATGGCTTCTGCTTTCGTATCAGATAGAAAATCTAAATCCCGCAAAGCGTCAGGTTCATTATCAAGGATATCAAATACTTCATCCTCCCCGAAGTGCCCAACGATCTTACCTGCTACAACAGGACCCACTGAGGGCAACTGTGCTGCAATATAACCTTCTTTGGCTTCTCGACCGTCATAGATAGGTTCATAGGATTCTGCTTTAAACGTATATCCATATTTCGGGTGTTTTTCCCACTCTCCTTTAACTTTTATTTCAACTCCAGGATAGATACGAGGGCTGAAAAAATAGCCTTTGATCTTGGCATTTTTACCATTACCTGCATCAAGGTTGAGAGCCTGAAAAATATAAAAGTCCGAATCCTTATCTGAAAAGTAAACTTTAGTTACTCGGGCGCGAAAAGATTTGGTACGGGTTTGTGATAGGCTGGAAAAATTCATTTAGTGACCATTACCTGTGAGATCTTATTGGAGATGTTAAAAATATCTAATTCTTTAACGCTTTAGAAAGGGATCCTGTTCCAAAAAAGGGTGAAGACCTTTTCCAGATCTCCACCCTTCTTATCCCCTCATTCCTGTAGTTAAATCTTAACGAGAAACACTTACACTTGTACTTGTATTTGGAGGTACCAAAAAGTCTTGACCCAGATAATAGACCGTACCCTGTCCAAGTGAATCCGCAATGGCCATTTGAACATCAGCATCTTTATGAAGACGTAAATATTCCAAATAGGTGGGAGTCAACTGTGTTCTAATGGCTTCGATACCTTCTGCTCCTTTTTAATTATACTCAGTTGCTTCGCCACCACGTACCAGATAAGATTCTGATACGTTTTTCAAAATTACACGTCCCAGTCGCGGGTGCTGGCGTTCCTTGATAGGTTTAATTACTACACCTTCACGGATATGAAGTTCATCCCCTGTAACTTGTTCTTGACCATCAGTGATATCCTCCAATACTTCTTCGGAGAAGGGACCTCTATAGAGAACAGGAACTCCAGGAATATCATACGTTTCCAGAAAAGCGTCTAAGTCTTCTACGTTCAAATAATGACCATCGCTTTCGTATCCAATATGAACATCGAAAACTGCAAGCCCGATCTCAGAGGAGTTTCCGCCGTATGAGAGGTCCTGGATACCATAAACTTCGCCAAGAATAAAGACCGGTTTTCCGTAGAACTCTACAGCTTGTTCTAATTTCTTGGGAAGACCATGCTGTCGGGCAGCTTTCAGATACAGGTTATCTTTGTTTGCAGTAGAGTTAGGCTTGAATACCAGACCTTTAGAACCTAATCCTTTAGAGGCGACCACTAGGGGACCATACTCGGGATCCTGATCTTCTTCAAGAAGAAAACCTGCTTGAAAATTTGTACCGTGAATTTTTTCTGTAATACAAACTTCTTCTCCGTCTTCCAGTACCTCTGGAAACCGTTTGATATTTTCAAGATCGTATTTCATGGTTTTGGCAGGTCCCAAGGCATATACCTCACCACCCATATCCAAAGGAATCTTCGGGACGTATTTTTCGATTCCCAGTTCTTCGGCCACATCCTGACCTTCCTCCCATTCGGATCTGGCTGGGTAGCAAAGTCCCTGTGAAAGAACACCACGTAATCGAGCAGCCTTAACTCTATTGCCCTTAGATCCAGCTAATTTCCCTTCCAAACCCATTTCTTTCAAAATAGGATTAGGGACAATAGATCCTTCTGGAAAATAGGCAACAAGATCCCCATCCTTGAATTGGTCTTTTCCGACAATAGACTTGAAATTGGTACCAACGATTTGAGCAATTTCAAGTCGGTCAGCATTGGGATGATTTTCAATACGAACTTTAACTACTTCTACTACAAATTCTGCCATTTTACTACCTACTATTATCTTTATGTCAATAAGTTATTCAAATCTCCACTCATCTCCCTAAGGAACTCTTTTGCTCCGATGACCGCCTCTTTTTCATTTTTATAAGAATTACTAGTTTCTAAGGCATACGTAGGGAAACTTATAGAAAGGACCACTTCATCCTTCCTCCTCTTAAATCGAATTTGAGGCATCAAGGTAGAAGACCTTACATCATATTGTCCAGAATTACCAGAGGAAAAATTAAATCTAGCAGGATCCATTTTTCCATTCCACAGAGCCAGCCTAAGATTTTGGATCTCCGTACCGTTTTTAAGGTCTTTATCATGGCTTCCATCTTCTCTCATGACTAAGGTAGCTTCTCTAGGATATATAATAGTACGGTTACTATCCTTGGGATCTCTAGCAGATAAAAGACCCTTTATCCATTCACCACTTACCACAAGTAAGGTTCCTTTGGATAAATTTTTTGTCTTTTTCACTAAGCAAACGATATCATTCCTCTTGGGATCCTTAGAACCGTCTGCATACAAAAGATCATCTCCTTCTGGAACATAACTATACCAAGTAGGATGTCCAAAAAAGATTTTATGACATTGAGTACAGATAGTCTCCATTGGTGAGCACCAACCATAAGAACAGCGGATACATCTATGGTGATAAGGATTTGTCATAGGTTGCGATCCCTTCGTTGGACCTCTTTTACCACACTATCCTCAGGTAATCGATCTGCCATGACTCTGGGGCATGAGATATATTCAGGAGGGTCATCGCTATATCGTGCGATCAAAGAACTATGACACGAATAGAGGTCATAAGTTAGGCCTCCGTGTTCATACTCACCAAGGAAAGTACATTTATCACAATCATGTTCGTAATTCTTTTTCATTCAACTTTTCTCCATCATAGCAAAAAGCTCATCTTCTCCAATGATGGGAGTCTCATACTTATGAGCTTTTTTAGCCTTGGATGAAGTAGAAGTCTTATCATTACATACTAAATAGGTCAAGCTCTGTGAGACACTTTTCTTCACATCCCCACCATTATCCTTGATCATCTTCTCGATGACCTTACGAGGCTTGTCCAGCTTTCCAGTAATACAAAAAGACATACCTTTCAAAGGACCTGCATTGGAAACGATGCTCACATAGTTTAGCAAATCTTCAATCATGTCTTCCCGATCTTTTAATCCTTGAACCAGTGAAGAGGCTTTCCCTTCCCCAACTCCTCGGGCGGCAGAAATTTGAAGTACCGAAGAAGTTCGGATTTGGTCCAATGTATCCTGACCCGATTTCATGACCTTCTTAATGGTACTATTTGAACAGATTGGAATATTGAGTCCTCCCAAAAACTGATCCAAAGTGACCTCAGTTCTGGAATGCAAAAGGTCCAATAGCTTATTGGCAGTTTTCAACCCTACAATAGCTCCTCCCGTATTTTGAAGATTAGCAATGTCATCAGGATCTAATCGGTAGAGATCTGCAATCGTAGTAACCAAACCTTCTTCTACCAGAGCGTTTAAGACGAACTCTCCCCAGTCCAAAAGGTCAAGGGAAGCTACCCATGCCTTTAGAGTGCCGGATACCCTAGAAGGGCATTCAGGAGACTCACATGCGAGATATTTACCGTCTACTACCAACGTAGAAGAACAGGACGGACAGTGTGTAGGGATATCAAGGATCCCTTCCGAATTTTTCTTAATGACTTCTTGAACTCTGGGGATCACGTCATTAGCCCTTTTTACCAGAATATCATCTCCAATATTCAACCCTAATTGTTGGATATAAGAAACATTGTACAAAGAAGCTCTTTGCACTTCAGCGCCTACCAACGTTACCAGGTCAAAAACAGCGACAGGGGTTACTCTTCCCGTATTACCCACTTGCCAGATTACTTCTTGGAGAGTAGATGGTGCCACTTCTGCGCTAAATTTAAGAGCGACAGATCCGTGTGGACGTCGGTTTCGATCCCCTGCCCGATTAAAAACCTTTTGGTCGTGATATCGAATGACCAGACCATCAATTTCATAGAACAATTCATCCCTGTGATGGTCTTCATAGGCGACATAGACCTCTCCAATTTCTTCCATAGACAAAGGACCTCCATGTCCTGGAGTCATTAGATCACAAGAATCAATGAAGATAAACTTTTCGGTTTGATCTTCAAAGTTGTAACCGTCAATGAAAGCTTCGTAGACATAGACCGAAAGATATTCGCACCTTTTTGCTTTTTCACGAGACTCTACTCTGGCCAGACCTGATGCAGCATTTCGGGGATTAGAATAATCTTCAAAATGAACATCAAACCAGTCGTGCGTTAGGACGATCTCTCCCCGAAAAGTGCCGGTAATGGGTTTAGACTGTGGATTAGGGGGTTCAATATGACGGGGAACTCCACGCATCAAAACTACGTTGGCTATGATATCTTCTCCAAGGTGGCCGTCTCCCCTAGTAACCGCAGAAACCAATTTACCTTTTTCATATTGAAGAGCAATAGAAATTCCATCCATTTTCTCGGACCAGAAAAGGACTTTTTCTTCGGAAAGATCTGAGGCTTGTGATCTTAGAGCAGGGCCGCTCGATTCCAACCATTTGCTCATATCCTCTAGTGAGTTAGCCTTGTTTAGCGAACCCATAGGAATAACATGAGGAACTTTTTTCCACTTGGTCTTAGTGTCTGCTTGCGCTCCGACATTAGCGAGGATTGAGGAATCGGGATGAAGGTCTCGGAGTTCATCTTCTAGAGCATCGAAAGCTTGGTCACTGATCTCAGGATCATCGTTATAGTACGCTTCTCGATGGTACTCAATCAGTTGCTCTAGCTCTTCAATTCTATTTTGATCACTCATTATAGATTTTTCCTTTATTTTGAATTCAATTATACCTGTGCCCTATATACCCTGGTTCTAGGAAAATTACAAGCTCCAAATAAAAAACCGCCCCTCATCCCTAAGGATGGAAGCGGCTTAGTAGGTATAGACTCGAAAACTTTAGATGCGAGACTGTTCTTTATACAGTTCAATCATATCCACGATCTTACCTGCTGCGAACGTCTCACCAGTACGGGAGGGATCATTCACACTTCGGGGTCCGGTTCCGGAAATCTGTACGATCACGGTGCCTTCGTCGAACCGGACAGAATATTTCATCTGACGAGGATCGAAAGATACCTCAGTGTCCTGACCGCGATAAGATACTATATAATGATGTCTTCCGACCTTTTTAACGGATCTCATAGCCTCTTGTTTCTTTTCCTCACGATATTTGATATAAGCGGGATCCCAGTCTTCTTCTGAAGCGTTAACTTCGACCGCTGCAATAATTTTTTGGAGATGAGGTCTAAGTTCAGGGGTATCAGAACCCAAACGAATAAGTTGGTTTTTCAAGTTTGACATAGGAAGCGTCCTTTGGTTAAGTATAAAGTAGTACTACATAAAAGCTAAATTACAGGTTCAATAGATCCATTATTTCATCCACCCTATTAGAAGTTTCAGGATCTTCATCGTCATTAGAATCATCGTCTAACATTTGATCGAAAGTGTCCTTGATTTCTTCTTCTTTTTGATGCGCATCAAATTCCTTCTGGAAGTCATCAAACCACTCATCTTTCTCCATAGGTTCCTGAGGAACATCGACCACTTTGTGGCCATCTCTAACTTCTTTATAGAAAATATACTTGACAGGAACCTTGCGTATTCTTAACTCTCTCGCAATGGCTAACCTGTGGTTTCCTTCTCCAACTTTCGCGTATCCGTTCTTTCCGAAAATAACAATAACGGGCTGTTGATCTTTTCTCCATCCGTTCTTAGCCATATCTTCTTTGATGGCATCCCATTTCTGAGGTCCCGGCAGGTCTACGTCTTTTCCGTCAACGAGCGCCCACCCTGCTCTTGCTGTGGATCGGGTCCAAGTATACTCTCGTAACTGCCAAAGCTCTCTGGGGGAATGATAGGCATGGATATGAGCATCATAGGTTTGATCAGATTCTAATGCCCATCTCTCCGCAACTTCCTCCAGTGAAAGATTCTCTTTGCGTGGATCATAATAGTCGTTACGGGCTACAATAACCCTTTCAGCTATTCTGGTAGCCATAAAATGTTGGGAAGCAATCCTAGAAGCTACAGATTTCTTATTTAGAGTTCCCATAGGCTTTCCTTCCTTTATATAATGCTCTTCAAACCCAGGAACAAGATACTGATTCCGTAAAGTTGCATCTTCATGGCCTAACTCTTTGCAAACCTCTTCAAGGGCTTTTTTGAACTCTTGTTCTAGAAGTTCTTTTTTCTCTTTTTTATCAGAAGGAAGATTTGGACCCTTTTTTCGCACTTCTTTAAGAGCCTCCCGCATTAGATCGTTCGCATGATATCCTCGAATATCCTTGGCAGTGATATCAAATTCTTCCAAATAGTTGTTTACGTCGGCAGCGCGAATACAAAGAGAATCGTCTTCGTCTCCCTCACATTCAAATATAGAGTCATCTTTGGACAGATTTTTTACACGTTCTTTCAGTACCTTAACTAGCTGTTTATCATTAACAGTTTTGTCCTGTTTGACCCCTGATTTTCCTACATATTTAATCTTGGCTTTACCCTTGGAAAAAGTAACATGCTTCTTTCTCCAGGTCGTTGTTCCAAAATGACCATGATCATCTGCGCTATCTAAATTACCCACCCTAGAGTAGGTTTCATCCATGAGTCCTACTGCCAGTGCTTTCATTCGCACCTTCCAGTCATCTGACTTCAGGTCTTCTTTTACCTTCTTTCGGATCTTGGAAATAGATGAATCAAGTTTTTCCACTTGATCTGCTTTTGCCTTATTACGTTCTTTGATCTGGTAATTTGAATACTCATAAACAGTATCCCCACTTTCAGTGGTCTTTTTAGATTTGTATTGGGTCTTTGGCATAATAAATTTACTGGTTGCGGAGTATATCTGCCAAGGCATCTAGCTCTTTTAATCCAACAACGGTACAACGGACCTCTTTATCGAGATACTGGGCTAGGACCTCTTCTAAGTCTACCAGGGTTCCGTCTACCTGTTCGATTTGATAAGGGCCATCTTCTTCTTTTCGGAGATAGCCTTCTAATAGATGTCCTAATGATGAGGGAAACTGACTCATAAAAATTCCTTTACTTGTAGTATCTAATTAGTTGTAAACTTCAATGCTAGGCAGCTGAATAGCCATTTTAGCTGTATCTCCCCTTTCAATTAAGGTAACAACATCTTTCCAGGCGGAGTCTTCGATCTTCATGTTCGCAGCTTTTTCAATTTCCGAACGAAGACCTGAAAGCCCTTTAGTTGTGATAGTAGTTTCCGAGCTATTATGTGTAATTCTCCATTCCGCATCTTTAGGAATAGGATCCCCAATTCGATGATCTCGATTCATGGGACCTCCAATCCAAATATGTATTTGGTTTTGTGAATTTACTCTTAAAGGTTTAAGAGCAGTCTTCTCCAGTGTAGCTAGAACAGGACGGAGGTGATATCTCAACTCAGGGTTAGTTGATCCTAGTTTAATAAGTTGTTCTTTTAGATTAGTCATTTTAGCCTCTTTTTTAGGCACAAAAAGGAAAGGAACAGTATTTCTACTGTCCCTTTAATATTAATTCTTTATTCAGCATCTTCCGCTGGTAGCTCAGGTGCTTCAACAACAACTTCTTCTTCGCTATCAAGAAGCTCCTCAACTTTTTCAAAGGCTGCATCAAAAGCGCCAAGGAAGTAGGAAGCTCCCATAACAACTGCTACGACGATAGAGGCTAGAAGTTTACGAGATTTGATTTCCTGTACTATTTTACTGAGATTCATAATATCTCCATAAGAGAAAAGGGAAGTGGTAATACTATCCCTCCCTCATTATGAAAAGAATATCAAATTAGCCACAAGAGCCATTTCCACAATCTAGGCATTTGTCGCAGCCTCCCTCGTAAATCAGATTCGGAGAGCCACATGCCTCACACTCTTTTCCAACCACTACCGTACCGTCCTCGATGTGAGACGTAAGAAACTTACGGGCGGCAGTGAGGGTAGAGGCGATATAATCGCCTTCGATGTCTGTGAGTGCATGTACGACGGACACAATACCAATATTATGCCTGAGAGCCATACCAATCATCTTACAGAGACGAACATGATGGAGATCGTCTTTGATCTTTTCCAACTGTTCATATACCAGATCAAAGTCAACCCCTTTTCCAATAAGGAGCTTGGTTACACTTTTAACAGCTCTATTTAGAGAAACATATTCTCCATCTGCCATGTCATTTGTATGAACCCAAAAAGCAATTGGAAACTGATCATCATCGGGGAGATAGGAAAGATGAAGATAATATTTATTACCTTCTGCTTTTACTTTTACCGTATCGCCGTTACTGAATTTGGGAGGCAATTTAGTATCCCTTACGATAACACCTTCGTCGGTAATCTCAGCGTCTTCGTCCAGTAAGCCCCTCTCTTTAAGTAATTCAGAGAGTGAACTAGCTGTAGATTTAGAGGTTGGTTCGGATCCCGAAACTGCCAGTACGTTTTCCATGATCCCATCTCTGTAGGTAGTGAAGCCTACCAACTTGGCTTTCCATGCCTGAACATAGAGATCTTTGAACTCATCAAAGGGATAGTTCTTTGGTAAGTTACAGGTTTTAGATACTGACTGATCACAGCTTTCTTGGATAAGAGCTTGGACTTGAACATGCTCATTTACTTTAAGGTCTTGCGCTGTTGACAAATATTCTGCGTCCTGATCGATATCATTGGGAAAATGTTTTAGGACCCAACTATATCCATAGTCCTGTACTTTCTCTACAAAGCACAGTCCTCGGTTATGAGGTTCATAGTGCCACATCCTTCCGTTATACTCCCCTCTCCATGCGGTAGAATCTCCAACTTCCACTTCTTCAAGGATGTCTTTTACATTGTCCCTTGTCAGACCGTGGGGCCACTTATCTGAAATTACAGTTCGATCATATCCGAAAGAGAAGACCGGCTCAATTCCATTTGATACCATATCACAAATAACTGATGAGTTCCCTAGAGGCGGATTCGTCAGTCTTTTAGCATTCCTGAGACCATATTGACGAACCAATTCTTTGGTGCTGTCCGCTGCGGTACAGTAGTCCTTGAAATAAGGAGTATCCAGATATTTTTCCTCATACATTGGGAAAGGACCACGTTCTCTAGCCAAAAGAGCAGATGCTCTAAGGGTTTCATCATCCTTAGCCTGTTGAATTCTACGGACAAATTCATTACCTCCATCCCCACCATAGCGGATCCCCATCATAAACATGGCAGATCCCAGACCATTCACTCCCATTCCATATTGACGGATGTTTTTAAGTGCCCAATCATATGCAGGAAGAGGAACCGCGCCGATATCATTCACATTATCTAACATTCGTGCAAAGGTATTAATAGCGTCTCTATAGCCTTCATAATCAAAAGACCTATCATCCCTTACAAATCTAGTGAGATTGACTGAGCCTAGCAGACAGACCGTTGTAAACCCGATGAGGTGGTTATCAAAATCTCCCATATAAGGTTCTAGATAGGGGGCTGGTTTGTATCCTTTATCCAAGTAGGAAGTTCCTGGAATTTCGCCACACCCTCTAGATACAATACCGTGCGTATTCCAGTCATCAGACTTAGGTTCATATAAATCGTAAACTGTATCCTTTCCATCTAGTTCAATGGATTCTATTTTCACCTTCCACTTTGTTCCAGTTAACTGCCTACCGCATACAATACTCTCTAACTGATCATGTTTATCCGGGTGTGAAATACCTCCGGTAAACCTATAAACAGCCTCAATACAATCATTAGTTAAATGACCTTCATACACATCGTGATTCCGAACAACCTCTCTACCATAGATCGACCGAAGATCGCCCGCCTTAGCCACCTCATACAATTTATAATCAGCACCAGAGATCAAGCAAACTTCTCTAAAAAAGTTGTGCAATTTTTGACTAGTGCTTTTAAAACGGATGGACGGATATCGACTTGAACGATTAACATTACCATCAGAACTAATTAATCCATCTAGAACCCCAGAGAGAAACTCTGAGTTACTATTCAACCACCATTCAGGGGGACATTTCTCATGAGAATATTGAAGGTTATCAAGACCTACTTTTTCAAAAAATTCAGAAGCTGCCTTAGACTGCACCCTCAAGTGCATCGCATTTCCTTCTGCGCTGTGGTCTTCACAAAAAGTCATTCCTGCCTTTTCCAAAGCCCCCGTAAGATAAGAATTATCTTCGACTGAATTGGCAGACAAAATAAACCTTTTAAGTTCCGACCGACAACCATCCCCCAACCAATATCCCGCTAGAAATCCATCGTTCCTAGTAAGATCTATTCTGTTAGTAGTTTTAAACCGATAAGGCTGCTTTCTAACATAATCCCCGACTTTCAAATCCTTTAGGCGGACGGTATTATCCCATTTTTTACGGCAATTTGAATTCTGCATAACATGGAAAATATGTCCTTCAGTTACACGAAGAGAAGTACCGTCTGAAAACTTCACTAAATACACGGGACAGTCCTCATGTACTTCTATTTCCTGAACAGGATCAAAACCTAAAGATGTTTGGATTTTATCTCCAACCTTAACATCTTCAACAGGGACAAGACCTTTCTCCGTAGCAACTAAAGTACCTTTAGCAACGCAGGGATTACTTGCAGTAACAGGACCTAGATACACCAGGGGATTTTGACGATTCATATTGTCAAAGAAAAGAACGCCGGGTTCTGCTCGGTTATAAGTAGACTCCATAATAAGATCGTAGAGTTCTACTGCTTTTACCTGCTTATAGGTCTTTCCTTCAAAATGAAGGTCATACATGGTATCGTTTTCTACAGCTTCCATGAAGGCATCATCTACCAGAACGCTGATATTGAATTTCGTGAGCTTTCCACTTTCTTGCTTGGCTCTTACGAATTCTTCAATGTCGGGATGCCAGATAGGAAGGGCGGCTAACATAGCGCCTTTCCGGGGCATAACTTTTTCGATTCGATCCTGCGTATCATCGTCCAGATGATTAGTTAGACGATCCTCGTAGCCATCATTATCTCCTTTAACGATCATAGCAGACATTTTGTCCCATAGTTCCATATAAGAAACTACTCCGGGATGACGAATGCCAACCCCTTTGATCAGAGTTCCACGGGGACGAATGAATCCAAAATTGATTCCGTATCCGCCTTCGCTTTTTAGAGTGTCTGCTGCTTCCAGTAGAGACAAGAAAATATTAGTGAGAGAATCCGGTGTTTGATCCGTTTCCATATCACAAACGATCTTAGCATCTGTATTAGGAACGCTCTTTGCGTAAGAAATCTTAGCGTCAGAAACAGGAGAATTTATGAAGCAATTAAGTAGAGTTGCTTTATCAAAGATTGTTCCTGCATTCGCAGTAATACGTCCCCCTGTGGTGCATTTAAGGCCGTCTGCGACCCATCGTTCCCCTTCCAGATCTACATAAAAGTCTTCACCACCTTTGTCAGATTCCTTAGCAGGTTTAAAATCCACCAACGTTTTCAAAAATCGATCGTACCATACTTCTACTTCTTTTTCTGTAGCTTCATAATGGGATCTTTCCACTTCTGCCAGGGCCCTAGCAACTCTTTGAAAAGTTTCAAGGGGTGTTTCGTCTCCGAATCTATATTTAGTCTCCCAGTTTTCGCGTGCTAAAAGGGTTTTAAAAATCATACGTGTGACTCCGTGTGGACAGATTTTTTCTACTGCCCTATCTATATAAAGGTTGTCGTTCAGTTGTGAATAATGAAACTCTGGAGTAAAAGGCGTCCGGGTTTCCCCATTTTGGACTTCGCTTCTACGTCGCAGATAGTTCGATATGCCTTAAGCAATTCTTCGATGTTGCGGGTACTAATCTGGTCAGATACTTTATTGTCAAAAATCCATTTGGATAAACCAAGTTCTGCTGCTATCTGACTGTCACCTGTTCCTGCATCTCTTAGGGATCTAGCTTTCAGGAGGTTCTCTATTCTATCAAAGAATCCTCGAATTATTACTAACTCGGATCGGACCCACTGTGTCTCAGGGGTCTTTTCAAAATGACGGGCCATAAATTGGAGGGCAACATTCTTATTTCCCAATCCCCAATGCCGTACAATCTCAAAAGGAGATAAAGCACTTTGACTATAAAGAACCGCCTGAATATCCTCAGGCTCGATGATTTTCCTCTCGCCACAATAGATAGCTACTTTATCTAATTCATTAGAAAGAGAAGGGAGAGAATTACCGACATTCATTACAATGGCTTCTGCAAAATCCTTTTTAAGTCGTAACCCTCTTTGGTTTGCTTCTTCCACTAACCATTCTCCCAGATTCCAGTCTTTAATCGTGTCACATTTAAGGGTATCAACGACTTTAAGAGACTTAAACCATTTCGCATCTCTCCCCCGATCGGTAGAGACAAAAACTACCACTTTATCCGTAGAAGGATTTTTGCAGTAGGCTTTTAGAAGTTTCTGGTTTTTTATTTTATTAGCATCCCTAACTACTATTAGTTTTTTCATAGAAAGAAAAGAGGCAGTTGCCTCTAAAAGGGCAGGTTCTAGCTCCTCATCGTCATCGCCGCCAACATAGGATTCATAATGGTGATTCGGAAGAAGAATTTTGGCTCTAGCTAATTCTCTATCCTTAAAAAAAGATTCATTACCTAGAAATGAAACGACTTTAGGTTCGGAACTCCAATCTATTTTTTTAATTGTCATCATTAAGCCCCTCTCTTCCTGTAAGGATCGCATTCTGTAATTGATGAGAAAAAGCCAACCCTCGTCGGTCTCTTAGATCATGCAAATTTTTGAAAGCATCAAACACTCGATAGGATTTATCTTCCCAGTCCTCTTTAATAAAGAGAACGTCTTCTAGACGATCTTGATTCAGGATTTTTTCTATATTTTCTTCCAACAAAAGAACATCGTGAACGATCCCAAATAAGAAATCAAAAAATAAGGGTTGGTCATCTTCTGGAATTTTCCCTATAAATTTTAGAACTATGTGGACGGGAGTCCTTCTTAGATTTTTGAAAAGACTGAAAGCTCGATTCCTTAGTTCAAACCCCGTAAGGGATTCCTCTTTGGAGGGCTGTACTAACCTCAGGGCGCGATCTAAAGAACCCGAGCATAATCGAGAGGCAAGTATCTTTTCGTCTTCATCGAGTTCTTCTGGAGCGTCCAGAAGGTCATAGATGATGTCGTCACTCAATGGAGCGAAATGAGTGGTCACTGTTCGGGATCTAAGAGTAGGGAAAACCAGTTCCAAATTGGTTACCGTGAAGATAAAAAGTGTATCCTCGAAACCATCCTCAATCGTTTTTAGGAGAGCATCACTTTGTTTATGCGAAGGAAAGTCCTGAATATCACCAAAAATGATAACCCGCTTTCGGGCTTCTGCTCTGGGCTTATTAGCCTCCTCCAATGATTCACGAATTACATCTATCTTAAAAGAAGATTCATCCTCTTCTTTTTTGAAAACATGGATATCAGGATGTGTGCCAGAATCAACCATTGAAATTAATCTCTGGTCTGTTTCAAAATCTCCGGTCATATTAATATGCTTTGCGTATTGCAGGGCGCAAAATAATTTCCCTGTACCCTCTCTACCGTAAAAAAGTAATGCTTTTGGCCATTTCTTATTTGAGTGTAGATCTTTTAGATATGAGACAGTTTGGGACTGTCCCTTTACCTTATCTAAAGGGTAAATATTTTTTGAGGATGATGAATTCATATTCGTAGGTCTTAAAGAGTAATATCGTGGGTAGTGTTCTACTACCTCCAGAACTACTCAGACCTACCCTTTGTTCCAAACCAAAATACAAAATCCCAAGCCGTATATGACTTGGGATTTCTAACTAGATGATATGTAAAAAGATTTTACATACTAAATGAACCACCTTTGGAAATGGTCCAGGACCCATTGCATTCACTACATCTATATCGTACCCACTTCCGATCCCTAGGATCTTCCGTCATAAGAGCGCTATCACCTTCGCAGTCTGCCCTGGCCCTACAAGATACATGTACAATTCTCTGCTCAAGTAACTGACGCTGACCAAAAATCTTCTCAGGATCTTTGGAGGGTTCCTCTACCTCAGTCTCTTCTTCAGTTTCTTCCTCAATTTCTTGCGATTCTGTTTTATCTTCTTCGCTCATAATGGATTATACCTCATAATTCCTCAAAAGGAGGAAATTTTTGATTAACTGCATCTCTAACTAATTCTTCAAAAGCCTCCATGTCCTGTCGGTCCCAGGCCCTTCGGAGGCTCGCATTAAATGGAGGGTTTTCAAAAAGGTCTAAAAGTCTATCAAAATCTGCTCGGGTGATCTTCTCCTGCTGGTTAGAATTAGAGGGAGAAAATAAAACAAATCCTCTTTTGGGAGAAAAATTAACCGCCCAATCTTCACTAGACTTAAAAAAAGATTTGGCAAATTTTAAAACGATCGGATATGCTTTGTCCTGTGACAAGGACTGCGTGTATCGCATTTTTTTAGATTCGGACATAAAAACCTTGCTCTTATTTAGATACCTAAGTATAAAATTAGAACTTTATGAATCATTGTCCGGTCTATTTTTCATTTCCTGGAGCTTTTCCTCAGCATGTGCGTACAGAATCTCTGCCACTGCAATATATGAAATTACTTTTTGCTCGTCATCCCAATGCGAGGTTGAATAAAGAAATTCTGCGGTGATTTCCGAAATAGATTTGGCCGCAGAATCGAGTCTCTGCTCTAATACTTTTTTCACTTCCAGAACGGTTTCCATATTCGAGGTATGAATAGGATAAACGCCGAAAGGATATTGAAGTCTGGCGAGTGTTAATTGATCCTCGTTTTCAGTATCTTCAAATTCTGAAAATATATCCTGAAAAACGTCTTCCCTAATTTCGGGAGTAATGTCATCAAACCTGGTATATGGATCCCCTCCAATATGAGACTGCATTAGATGATCAAGACGATCCAGTGTGTCTTTTTGAAGGAAAACAGGAACTCGATTATCAGAAACGTGTGAAGGAATGAATGGACGTTCTCCCGAGGATGCGATGAAAAAAGAATCAGGGAAATTATTATAAATATCATTGACCGCAGTCAATCCTAGATTGAACTCTTTTACCATTCGTTTCAAAAGGGTAACTCGGTCGCCTTTATAATTATCTTCCCAAAACTTCATCTGTTTGGGGCTAACTTTAACTTTTAATGAACTGGACATTGCCTAACTCTCCGTAGCAGGTGATTACTTAATTTTTCTGAGATTAAATTATCATGATCGAAGGGAAAAATCAAGGATCAATAGAGGATCAATCGACAACCTCAAGAACCACCCTCTGAGTATAAGGAACTCCTGCGCTACTATCATAAACATGAAGATGATCAACCACCTTAAACAAGCCTTTAATTTTTCCAAAGGTAGGAATTGTAAAAGATAAATGGATTCGATCATCCAGATATAGGGCGGGAAGCTCAATAGTATAAGCTTCCTCACCCCATACCGTTGGGGATAAAATCTCTGTTTTAATTAAAGCGTTCATTTTTTAATAAAGACTTCAGACACATCAGGATCGGTCTTCCAAAGTTTCTCCAAATCCTCGTTTTGGTATTCAGTAAGGTCATCTTCGTCGACACCCTCAAAACTTTCGGCAGTAGAGCTTGGGGTTGTCGACTGATTTCCTTCAAACAGGAAGGTGAAATTGCCGTCACCGTCTTCCTGGATCTCAGTAACCGACATGGCATATTGAGCGTCTGCTCTTTTCCTAGAAGAGAATTTAGGAATCTTGATATCCAACATACCTTGATCGATCATATCATTAAGCATGTTGACCATCTGTTCCCTACCAACGGTCACATTGGTAGTTACAGTCGAAGGTACGATGGTAGTTACAGGACCTTTCTCTACAACTTTGGGGGCGCTTGAAACTCTTTCCAAGAAAGGCTTGTTCTTACTTGCACTATTTCCAAACCTTGAATTGGGCGAAGTAGCTTTTACTCCTTCCATCGAAGATGTGAAGGCCTTCTCATTTTTAGCTTCCTTCTTGGGAGTTGTGGGGGCAGTAGGGGTAGCGACGACGCTTTGCCTTAACTCTGAAATGGAAAAAGTGTTTCCTTTTCCATTGAATTTTTTATTGAAAAGTGTCTCCATCCTATCTTCAAAATCTTTTTCGGTATCTTGAATCCCTTTGATAAGGTCTTCACTCTGAGAGTCTATATCCCCTTCAGTAAACAGTTCACTGAACATTTTTCTAGCTTTTTCCCCTGTATATGTATAAACTTTAAAAATCTCTACGTCTACGTCTAACGTGTCTGAAAAGAACTGAAGGGCTTGGCCTTCTAATGCTTCTTTAAGTCGGTTACGGTTTCCCTCAGAAAGCCCAGGAACATTATCAATGGTGTTTCGAAGGTCCTGTTCATGGTCTACATCATCACCTTCAAATATAGCAAGCTTTTCGATGAGAACAAAATCTTTGAGAACGTCTAATAAGACCTCCAGATTATCTGCATCTTCATAGTTTCTCAGATGCTCGATTTCGATAAACTCGGCCACTTCTTCAAAATAGGAAGATAATTTCTTTTTAAGATCCCTGTGCGTCTTAGGAATTCGTTCCAAAGACATTTCCGGTACTTCACCTTTATAGATGCCCAGGTTATTATAAATTCTCTTAAATTCAAAGACATTATAACGAATATCCTCCATGTTGACAACATTGATTAGAGATTCTAGTTCGCCCAGAAAATCTAACTGTGCTGTACTTACAGTGACCTTATCATGTTTAAGTTCATCTACGGCTTCTACCAGGTTTTCAGTGTCTCTTTGCATAATATCGTACTCCTTTCTATTTTAGGATAAATTAAGATTCTTCATTAATGTGAACTGGGTCGGTCACAGCTAAGTTCGTTGTTGCTTTCTTGAAAAGTCCTCGGTCTTTTAAGTGAAGGACAAACTCCTGAACACTCTTAGCGTCTCTTAGAGACGAGCTTTCCTGACGCAACTTTTTAAGAAGGTCAATAGAAAATACGATTTTATGCTCTTCATAAATAAGAGCGGCTACATCTCTAACTAAATGATCTTCTCCATCATTTTCCTGAGAAGATATGAAAGTAAAAGGTTCTTCAACCCCCCCGCTTTCAACTCTCATTCGATCATAACAAAAAACGATCTCGTTATGATCTTCATTTTTATCAATCTGAATCTCTCGAAAAACAAAGAATACATCTCCATCACATAAACGATCGGGACTGGGAGGAGTTTCAGGTAGGATGGTTAGATCAACAGGACATTCATTATCATTAGGATCTGTATTCCTTTGTAACCACATAAGTAATTGTGCAAACCTACCCTGTGAAAAGGGAACTAATAATGAACCCACTCTTTTGACTTCTAAATTTTTTCGTTTGGATTTAGATTCCTTCATAATACTAGTTACTCCTTGATATCTAGAATGATCGCTCGATTCCTTCTACCACCAATAGCGTTGAAGATAGTTTTCATACTTTCAATGATGATTCCACCTCTCCCAATAATTTTTCCTCTATCATCAGGAACTACATCAATAGAAAGAACTGTAGTAGAAGAAGTTTCTGTTACTTCTATCTCTACTTCCTCAGGAACGGCTACTAAATTTTTAATGATATTTTCAAGCAGAAGCTCAGGACTTTCAGGATCTTCAAATTCGTACATCATTTTGGACTCCAAGTGTAGATTATTTTCGTCTTATCAAGAAGACTCATGTCCTCTCTCACTATACTATACGATGAAATTTAGAATAGCACCTGAAAAAAGACAAAATAATCCATCTAACTTATCAAAAAATCGTAAAATCTAATGATAGCACATACATTTAACCCCAACCCCAATACTCTCTAACAAGATCCTAGTTTTAGAATCTTGTTTTTATCTATCTTCTACTTCGATACAACCTCTATCAAAACTCATTTTCATTTCTATCTACTTCATTACTTTCGAGAACAACCGTTTACTACTTTTACTTCATCTACTTCATTTACAACTATAAACACCGTTAACACTAATGCTACCGCTGTTATTACTATTTCTACTGTTATACTTACTTCTGGTTCTACACTTGCTTTTACTTCTGGTTCTACACTTGCTTTTACTTCTGGTTCTACTTATACTGCTGTTTTTACTTTTGCTTTTACTTTTGCTTTAGCTTCTATAGTATTTACTGTATTTTTGGTAATGGAAAAAGAGTTTCACTCTCTCTTTATATTCTATATTACTATCATATATATTAGATATAATATTAGATAAGTATATAGAAGAAGGAAGAAGGTTACTATTATTAGAATAGAATCCTTCTCTGATAAAGATACTAGGATCAATCCTCTTAGTTGTGTTTGTATATGTTGTCATATTACACTCTGTTAGAAATTGACCTGAATTACTTAACCCTTAGAAATTTCTTCTTAGCAGTCTACTCAGTCCTTACTGAGTTCCATGTCCTAAAAAGTTTTAACAAGTCATGAAAACTATTTTTCAATGCCGGTCTTCTTCTTACGAAGATCCATGCGGCCTAATTCTTCTTGTCTGATCTTTTCCTTATTACGAGAAAAGGATAAACGAAAAGAAGATGAGACTTGAAATCTCTTTGGGAGTCACTGAGAGGATAATTCTTAGTAAGAAGACTCTCAGTCTCTCTCATCGGTTTTTTTCTGAATTAGGGAAATCGGTAAACCCTTTAACTCTGATTCTTCTTACTAGGGATTGATCAGAGCTGCTTCTATGATCTTAGAACAAAATGAAAGGGAATAAACATTCCCACTAAATTCCAAACTACTTACTAGAACCTTCTGACAGGCTTCTGAAGCTATTCTTAGTAGAAGGACGATATAGGAGCCCCGTTTTCTATAGAAAAGCGTTAGAAGGGACGTGAGAGTAGTTATTCTTTTTATATCTAATCACTTCTAGTAGTGACGGGAACCCCTTTTTCTAAATTTCATCTATCTAGAGTTTTCTGAATGTCAAACCTAAAAGAACAACTTATTCGCCTTGGATCTAAAAATCCTGAACTAAGGGATCACCTTCGTTCTGTCTTATCTGCACTTCCTTATGATTTTGAGGATTATGATGGTACTATCGAAAAGTTCGAGGATAGTGTCCATGCCCTTAATGCTCTGGTAACTTATATGAGAGGACAGGAATGGCGTCGAGCTATGAAATGGTATGAACGTCTTCCACGATCTACTCAAGAAAAAGTTCCTTCTAAAGTCCTCAATCGTATTCGTGACGGAATTGAACAAACCGAAATGTCTTTGGATCAACCACGAGCTTCTTTGAAACAGTCGGTGAGTTTGGTAGGAATGAAAACTCCCTGGGGTCCTGCACAAAACGTTAATGAGATCGACGGCACCAAACTTTTCTTTGTAGATACCCTAGGACACGGGGGAATGGCTGTAGGAGGTTCTTATTTGAAAGGACTAAGTTCTCAGGCGAAGACAGAAGGAATCCTTCAGGGAGGTTTCTACTGGTTTGAGGAAGATATTGCCTGGATGCTTCCAGTTTATGAAAGCGATGAAATCCTAAGAGCATGGCACCAGAAGTTTGGGTCTACCCTTACTAGGGATAAACTAGAAGAACAAATCGCACGGTGGTTTCCCAAGTACCTTGAAAACCATAGAAAAGCTTCTAGGAGAAGAGTAGCCATGAAGATTCCGAAGTTCGGAGATAGATATCTCGATACGTTCTTTCGTGAAAAGGATCTTAGAGAGCGTAGATATGAAGTAGAAGCCCCAGACGGAACTCCACACTCCATTCCCACTGGCGTTGTACTAGAGTATATTGCACAGACTCATGGGCGTGAAAGAGAACAGATCAAAGATATTGTTAGAAATCTGGATCTAAGAAACGGCGATTTTTACCATTTCTTTGAGCACCTAGCAAAAGCAATTGCTGCCAACTACTAAACTCTATAGCGGTCTAAAATAAAAAACCCCGATCCTTTGAAATGAGGATCGGGGTTTTTATTTGTGAGATTCCTAGTCTAACTTAGACGTTCGGAAACCTAACTGAGGGGGCCGGAGAGACGACCGAGATGACATCCTCTACTCGTTCCCGCTGCAAAGGTGTGAGGGCACTGAGCGCCTTCTCATAATCTTCCTCGACCTTAAATGAAGTTACCTCCCGGAAGATGGCATTGAACTCGGTTTCGGACAGTACATCATTGTCCCGAATTTCCAGAACCGTTTCCGTATCATTCGACCTCACCATAATACGATCGGAGGTAAAGACCACCTGGACATTGCCGTCCGGAGTTTCGATCTCTACCGTTTCACGGGCTTCGCCTGCGATCATACTGGCATAGGACCGAAGTTCTTCTTTGGCTTCGTCCAACTCTTTTTTGAGCTTCTTGATCTTCGAGTTGACTCGAATGCCTTCCTGAGCAACCGAAATAATATCGGCACTCTCGTTTCCTTCTACTTCGTTTCTGTTCATTTCGTTTTCGTTCAGTTCTGACATGTGCTTCTCCTTTTGATGTGTTAACAATATCAAGGGGGAACATCCCCCACGACGTATTGTAAGAATACAGACATTTTTTAGAAAGTCAAGCCTTTTATTATTTGACCCATTCTTCTAGATCGGTGCCCATCACATTATCTCGCATTTTCTTAACATTTTTCATTTTACTTTCCATGTCATTAAATTTGAGAGCTTTGGCATCTTTCTTCTCTTCTTGCTCTGCCAATCGGGTCAGGATTTTATTACGAGCTTCTGCACAGGCAGAAGAAAGTCTACAGTGTTTCGTACATTCCTCATCTGTCTCATCGAAATATCCCCAACACTGGTCTTCTACATATTCCTGTTGACGATGAAATTCCGATTCAGTAATATCTAGGTCGGGATCTCGGGCCACAATAGTAGCTACGCCTTCCCGAACGTTGATCACATCCACGCCCACCACTGGGATTCCATCTCCATCCTCAGAAGACGAAGGCGATTGTCCAGTTACAATCCGAAGTACCTGATCATATTGACTAGTAGATACCAGAGGTTTGATGTCCGAAAGAATTGGCTCATCCCCTTGCATCAGATCCCGATCTTCAAAAATTGAAGAAGGCCTGAAACCCGAGTCAAGCCTGACCAAGAATTTGACGATATCAGGAAGGGAATAACCACTTTTTCTTCCATCATCAGGATCCTTCACCTTCCCCATAAGGTTGGGATAGTCGTGAGAGAATCGGCTCACTTGACTATAATTAATACCCAAGAGTTGTGAAACTTCATCAGGTCGTACAAAGTTAACGCCATTTTTTTCAAAAATCGTGCTCATTTTCAATACCTCTATTATGCTTTCGTTGAATTACCTCTGCCAATATCTTACAGGAACTCGACGGTTACTGCAAGGTGATTTTATCCCTCAGAAAGAAGCCGTCTCATCTGGTCAAAGATGAATTGTGTCATAAGGGCGGGAAAACTATCCATATCAGACACATACAAAGAGTTAGGATATTTTTCAACATACCTAGCTTCATATCCAACCCCAATAAACATGACTTCTACGTCTTGTGTTTGTAGGGTTTCAATCTGACGCTCCATAATGTGGAAATAGTCTTCGTGGGTCCAGGAGGTATCGGTATAGCAGGGATACCCGTCTGTAACTACAAACATGATCTTCTGGTCTTCCAACCTCTGCATCAATCTATTTCCGCAGAACTCGATAGCATCGGGAAGCGGAGTCAAACCGTAAGCTTCCGTTTGCGTCAGTTTACGGTAAGAGTTGATATTGAAAGGTTCATCAAAGGATCGAAAGACACGATATCGACAACCATTGGTTCTCGAAAACTTTTTATTAACGTTTCTCCTAAATTCGCGAGTATCTTTCGACGGATTCTGTTTGAGATAGTCCCTGAGAGCATTATTTTCGTTCGTGGTGAATCCAATAATCTCAAGGGGAACTCTCAGTTCTCCGATGGTCAGAGCCAGAGTAGCTAGAATCTGTCTTGCAGTTCCCAGGTATGAACACATGCTTTGACTTTCATCCAACACTAGAGATACCGCAGAATTTCGACGATTTGATTTGACTTTTTTCATAAAAGGTCGTGGTCGTTTTTTATACACCACCTCAGAGATAGATCTTGACGAGAGCCGCCGACCTTTTTCCTGACGATGTTTCATTCTACTTTTTTTCTGTCCCCGGAAGAAACTCACCATTCGTGGACGAATATAGAGGGTATCCCTTTTCGTTTTATCTGCAATTTTATTGTAGATATCGATCTCTCTCTGGGTTCCTTTAGGCTCCAGATGAATAATGGTATCTACATCTCTGGAAAACGGCAGAACCGATGGAGGCGCGTCTGGCGTAGACTGGTCATCCCACTCTTGCTTAAGGGCAGAATTGGTGTCCTTCATCCCATTGAATTGAGCGTCGTTATCGCTGAGATCGTCCAAAATATTTTGGTCAATATCCTCTAGATCGTCCTCATCCTGATCTTCTGCTTCTTCAGGGTCCCCAGATTCAATGGAGTTTTGCTCATCTCCATCTCCCCCTTTCGGAGCTTCATTATTTGCGTCGGGATCCTCTTCTGCTTCTGAATCCCCGTCGCCAGTGTCGTCTCCATCGTCATCTCCATCAGAATCTTCTTCTTCCTCATCATCGCCAGATCCACCGGATCCTTCTTCTTCCTCATCACTTTCCTCATCATCGCCAGACCCGGTATCTTGCTCGTCCCCCTCTTCATCACCCTCACCATCCTCAGGATCCCCAGGGTCCGGAGAATTGCCCCCACCAGAGCCGGGCATAGGTTGCCCTTGCCCATTTCCACTGGGCCCTTGCCCCGGCTGAGTAGGACCTTGCTGATTTTGCTGTTGCTGTTGAGCCTCGACAAGCTCAAAAAGATCTGCAATAATCGCAACGGACCTTAGAGCCAACTCAAAAACATCGTAAGAAGACGTAGTTTTATCCGAATCCTTGATGATATCTTTGAATAGAGTGTCTACAATACGAACTACATCTTCATTATAATCATCAAAAGGAGCATTAAAGAGATGATGCTCGATTTTGTCCCGTAAGTAACATGTCAGGTGATCCATGGCACTAAAAGACTTTAAGGGCTCCCCTGTATAGGGATTAATCAAGGGTTCCCCATCATCATCCTTGATAGGATGACCATTATCGTCAACCATAGGACTGTTTAGAGGACGATATCGACGGGCATATTTCTCCCGTTCCCAGACCAATTCATGAACCGCCTGAATTCGATCTTGCGCACCTCTAAATTCTTTGATACCCAAACGCTCGATATAGGCATCCTCAAAAATATTATTCAGCTTTTTGAGGGTATTATGTCTGGCACCATAATTGACCTCTGGATCAAAATACTTATCCATGATCTGGGCCATTTTTCGCGTATTAAGCTTCGTCCCTCGTTCTGTGTAGAGAGAGTGAAAAGCTTCATGAAGAATGCCGCCGTCCAATTGATTAATATACCGCTGAGTGACCCAGGTAGGGGTCTCAGCAATTACAATTTTGTTAACTCTTTGAATTTTCCCCTTAGCATTTCTCCAGACTTTTTCGACTTCCTTAATTCCAAAAGTTTGCGGATTTTCTTTCTTACAAAATTTGGTAAATTCAACCATCCAATAGATGGTTGGAAAATCATTGGCATTGTAGAAATCCGATCCGACACTTTGAACCGTGACATCGCTATCTTTCAAGATTCCCCGAGTCAAAGCCTGGTGGCCCGACTTGAAGATCGATCCCCGCATTTTCTTTTGTTTTGGCATTATTACTCCACTTCACTACACAAAATTACAACTGTCTAGCGCCATATTTGCATAAGACGGTCTGACTGTCAAGGTAAGATGGTGAAAAGTGAGATGATGAGAAAATACTTTTCACCATCTCACTTTTCGTTTTACATCATGATATCCATGGCACGCTTAATCACCGCTTGTCGTGTGGTAAGATCATACCATTCTAGCCAATCCTTCGCAGCATCTTTCATCATATCGTCATAAGGCTTATTGTCATTTTCGGCGTAAAGCTCTTCTGCGCTCTGCATCCATTGCACAAGACGACGGTGAGAGAACGATGCGAAAATATCATTGTTTTTGATCATTTCCCGAATGGAAGCGGTTACTTGCATGACACGCCCAAATTCCTTAGGAATGGTATCTGCCAACACCGGGAATTTCTTTTTGAGAATTGCTTCCTCTTCTTCCGGCTCCAGAAAATGAAACTGGATAACCCGTTGGAAACGATCCAAAATCGACTCGTCCATTTCCTGTACAGAAGAGTAATATCCCGTCATATCACCACGACCCGCAGAGTTGGCGGTTGCGACAATTCGAGTGTCAGGGTGAACCTGTACGTTGATTCCCAGTTCTGGAATGAACACGTTCTGCGAATTATCTTCTAGAACGTGTCTCAAAACCTCGTGATATTCCGCAGGAGCGCGATCAATATCATCAATCAAGCAAACAACCCCTCGGCGTTCGCCATCAGGACCAACCCGACCCTCAAGGTCTTTAAGCAGTTTGCCTTTGATAAACTTGGTAACGTTGTTTCCAGTAGCTTTATCAATGACAACGGCCTCTTTCCCCAGATAAAGTTCGGGGTCCAAACCTTCCCGCATAGGATAGTGGGAAGCTTCCATGTTCAGGTCATGGGTCAGAGCACGCACAACTGCGGACTTACCAGATCCTGCGGGACCATAGATGAAAACAGACTTTCGATTGTATTTGAGAGCGCGTGCAAAACGCTCAGTAGACGCGGATGCGTCTCCCTTTCGGGGATAGGAATATTGAAAAGGTCGATTGAATTTGTCTAGAACTTCACCTTCGTTCCGTTCCAGTTGAATTCCTCCCACTTTAATGATATCATCAAAGCGTTTCGTACCTTTTCTTTCAGGTGCATTATTATTGAAAGCTTCCCATACGGAATTGGAAGCGATAGGACTATCACTTCCAAATTCCTCCAAATAATCTCCTAAAACCATCGAATGTGCATCATTCAGGTGGTCTTTCAGGAAATGGTATTTTGTGGGGGGAAGACCTTTCTTCGCACAAACAAGACATTTAACTTTAGGACTAAGGGCGCTTAAACTCATTACAAACTCCACAGCTTTGATTTCTGAGGCAACTTATTACCTCAAGTAGTACCAATAAATACGGACCACTATCTATACCCTGGAGTTTGCAATATTTCAAGTCCTTTTTACAAAAAAGACCAAAAAAGTTTAATTAGTCCTAAAATTCACCCGGCCATCAGTTCCATAGCATGAGGTTTCAGGTCTTTTAGAAGGTCCTGCAATTTGTCTATATAGTAATAGACTTTTCGGGGGGAATCCACACCAATGGCTTCATAAAGAGGTAGGGTCTGGACTCGTCCCTTGTCTCTATTGAAAAACGTGATT